ATGAAGTTTGAAAAAATCAGATATTGGTTAGCGGTTATTATTTTTTCGGTAGCCGTTTTCTTTTTTGTAGATCAATTTGATCTGTTTAATAAAAGAGGCATTGAAAATGGATTGCTTTCTCTTTCAAAAGAGATAAATAAAAAGACTCCATATCCGTTAGATCAGTTCACTATTTTAAATACAACTATTGCGCATAAAAATAAGTTAGTTTACAAAATGACAATTGTTAATCTTGATATCGAAGATAAAGAATTAGATTTTGATAAGAAAAGGCTTTTTATAAATATAAGAAATCAACTTTGTACTAAAGAAGACACCAAAAAAGTAATATCTCAAGGTGCAATTTTTGAATACATGTATAGTGAAGAAAATGGTAAATATTTATTTTCTATTACTATCGACAATAACGAATGTTTAGCGATGTTAAAAAATGATTTAAAATAAGAATTCTTTAGTAACTCTAAAATATCATCATAAAATTCTTTGATGATTCAGTTATTTTAGATTGTGATTGTTGCTCTATTTGTCTATTTTGTTTAAATTTCTTCGCTAACTGAATTTACTCAACTATGATTGAAGGCTATAGTCGTTTACCGATATCACTTTCCCTTCTTCCTTGATGTTGTCAGCGTTAACAGTTATTTGGTCACCTTTCTTAATGTATTGAAAGAATCCTTTCGCCTTATTTCCAATCATTCGATAATTTAAACAAGAAGTTTTAGCCTATTCCTATATCTTTGTATAACAGTCGTACTTAAGCTTACTATATTTTTGCTATTCTAAATCACAGTTAATTTTTTTATTTCTTTTCATTATTACCCATCAATGTAATTGGATTAATTGCTCTAAGTTACTCTCTTTTTATGTTGCAACTACACAAAAGTAGCATCTAAAATCATTGCATTATGTTGGCCAATTTCAGTTTCGGCTTTCTTATTGAAAATAACCGATTGTTGTATTTCTATTGCTACCACAACCGGTTGATATTTAAATTGCTTTCTATTAACTTTTTCTAGTCATTTCTTTTCGCTGAGTTTTGCGTAGATTATTATCTCAAGTCTTAGTTTGCTTGTGCATTGATTCAATGTGATTCAATGTTATCATTCTAAATAGGAGACCTTTATTTTAAATCGTCCAACCGCATAAACCAAAAATAGTTAAGGATAACTCATCGGCTTTTGGTTGGAGTTTTACATCTTGAGTTAAGCCATATTGATAATGAAAATTGCCACTTGCTGATCATTCTAACTGATATACTATTTAATCGAATTAATTGCCTGGCTAAGTTAATCATCTCTCGATAACTAATAATCAATTGAACGTTTGATTTACCTTCTTTAAATATATCACGACCAAAGGATAATAAACTTGTTTAGCGTTACATTGGATTCTAAATCTAATAGCAAGCATTGCACTATAGTAGCTAAAATCTCTGTATATTCGCCTTGCTAGTGCTGATGTCAGATTAATTATCATTATGGAATTTTTGCCATATGCTCCGAACTTATGTGTATAGGGTACATTATGAGCGTTGATTGTTAATCTTGACTAAGTTAATTAGTTTCACTAATGTTATGATTTTCTATAAATTTGTTTTGTAATGCTAGGTGATTGACTACTTCAGTGTATTTTTCTTTGGCCATTTTAATTAATCTATTTATTGATCGACTAACTGAAAAGTCCTCTGGCAATTCATCGGTTTCTGATAATCAGCAAGCAACATCCAAGCTTAAGTTTTATATTGTTATCTTATTGGTATTAACAGGGTAATTTACTTACAGCTAGAGTCAGGACATCCTTTTATACTACCTAGTTGTGATTTGCTGAGGTTTTTACCGTAGTGATAATTTTTATGAGATATGGCGTAATAAATGCCAGTGCTCATTTGTAGTTAGTCTCGAATTGATACTTAGCCTGTGAATAGCAGATATCAACAATAAATTGGTTATAGATATCATTATCAATAGTTTTACTTTCTAGCTTGATTTTTAGTAGTTCAACAATTTGCCAATCATTGTCATTACCGAAATTTCTGATTAGCTCTTCTGCACGATCTTCAATCCAACTATCACGAGCATCTTGCATTTCAGCATCATTCATCATTTTGCAATATGCTCTTTGGTAATGATTTTCTACCGCTCTTTGTAACGACATAAATCACCTCGTTGTTACCGATAAAGTCATATAAAATAGGCCCAATATGACACTCAATAAAACCATCGCGGTACAAAATAGGGCAAACTTAACTTCACTATCAGTTAGTTGATAGTCATTGTGAAACCTATCTTTAGTTTTTATTTTGACAAAATCCTTATTAGTCATGATTACCTCGAATAAAGCCCGATTACTGCGACAAATGGATGTAGAAACTGTTGTCTCACCTGTTGTTATTAATCCACTCAACAAAAGTCCACTTTTATACTAGTTTTTGATTTGAATACTTATTAGCAATCTGTTTCCTAAACGATTTATATTTAACAAGCTTCTCGAAAGGCCGAGAGTGATTACCTCGTACATCCGATTTGCTATCAAAACTGTAGTATATTCATATATTTCTACTACAAATCATATCACCGGATTGAAAACTTCTAGTCATGCCAGTTTTTGATGAGTTGATTTGTTTTGATGAAATGATTATACAGATGAAACTGTTTAAAGTAAACAGTTTAAACTGTATTAAAACTGTATTTTATTGGGTGAGGTGTTTTTTTGATTAGATGTTGGTTTTTTTGTATTTTGTAAAGATAAAAAAAGCTCTACAAAGAGCTATTTGAAAATTTTTTCATTTTCTATTTAATTTAATTCGGCACCCACTATTCTTTTTAATGCTTCTTGAACAGTATGAACAGAGGTAACGATAATTGAGTGTTTATCTCCTATCTCTTCAAGAGTTAAAAAAGCGTCTTTCATTCTTTTTATTTGCGGTTTACTGTATATGGGTTCATCATCATAAGGTCTGTAAACAATGAGTTCATGAGTTTGTCTTTGAAAGAAATCTTCATGATCTTTTACGGCAAATAGATCTAGTAATCTAGCTTTACTTTTATCTAAATCAGTAGAAATATTACTTGGTCGTAATCTTTCAGTGTTGATGGCTGAGCGGTCGCTCAAGAAAAAGATTTTTGCAGCTCTGGCTTCTTTTGTTACTTTAAATTGTTGATTAAAGTAATGAGAAAAATGTGCGTGTTTAACTAGAACTGCATCTTTTACCAATTTTGACCATGTGTTATCTGACGAATATTGTTCGTTTTCTTCATCATTTGAGTAGAAGTCTAATGATGACATGCTAGCAGATAGCATTACAGCTTGTCTAAGAACTCCAGTTATATCTGTAGAGTAAGTTTGTTTTATTTTACCTAAAGTTACGCCTTGCATTGGAGGACACCAATTCTCTAAATTTTTAATTTTACTTAAATGTAGCGTAAGATTCGATATTATCAACTCAATCAATGAATTAAATTGTTCTGATTTACTGCCATACATTGCCTTTACAACATCTTGTCGTATTGATTGATTTATTTTAAATTCACCATTTTCGGCAATTGCAACTACAGCAACAGTCAATCTTTCACCAGAACCCATAATAGGTTCAAAATAAATAGGCGCCCATGCAGCTTTATAGCTAGGTAGTTTGGGTAATGTAGATAATAATTTTATACTATCAATCATTTACAAAATCCATCTGAGGTGGAGTGATTTTATTATTTATTATATTGGCAATAAATTTACTTCGTTTCTTGAGAAACGATAATAACTCACTTTTTCTTGATTCATCAAGAGGTATTTTATCCGCAACTTTATCTATAAGTGCATTGCCTGTAATCTCTTTGCACCAATTGTTAAGTCTGTTACATAATTCATTTTTGTCTAATTGATGATTACAGTTTAGTCCAACAAAGTTACAAAGGAGATGTTTGAATAATATATTATTCCAATTATCCGAGAATTCTGGATTAACCTCATCTGATGGAATTGATAGACCATGATCAATCATCATTATATTTTTACCATTAAATAATAAATTTCCTGAATGCCTATCAGCATTTATGATAAATTCATCAAAAAATGCAGCGCTTTCAATATCATCCCAGTTTTTTATTACTGAATGAAATTCTAAATAAAAGGGATCTTTGGAATTCAAAAAATGATAAAGATTAGGGTAACCGATATCAATGGAACCAAAGCATAAAACATCTTTACTATCTAATAACAAGATTGGTTCAGGAATAGGTAGATTTAGTGTTCTGCCTAAAATTGAACATATTAACTCTTTAATAATTTCAATAGTTTTTAAATATTTAGCAATTACAGGATATTCTTCATCACCACAGCAAGCAACACATCTAAAAGAATCGTTTATTCCTTCTCCGATTGGTTCTGAATCACTAATGATTCTTCCTATCTTAACCATGTTATCTGTCATTAAATATTATTCCTTATGCAGCTGAATTTGAATTGTTATTTTTTAATGGCCACCATAGCAGTTATTTATGCATAATTCACATCATAATCAAATTGTTTAACTTACAATTTAAACTTGTTACCTTTTCCTTCTAAATATCCGATGCTCAACCATAGTACCAATTACTCTAATCTGTTGTTTTAACGAACTCATCGTTGTGTAGTCAGGATTAAGCGGGATAAGCTCGAATTGCATTCTTTCGTGTTCATCATGTCCTAATTCCCGATATTTTTTAAACGTAGCGTCCTCTTCACCATTTACCGCTACAACAAATTCACCTGGCATTGGTTTAATAGCAGGATCAATAATAACCACATCACCTTCTTTAAACTCAGGTTCCATTGAATCGCCTTTAATCTTTAATGCAAATGCTTCATCTGATAATTCTAATGATGTCATAATATACTCAAATCCAGTTGAATCTCTAAGTTCACATGACTCTGTCCATAATCCTGCCTGTACATAGCTTATTAATGGAACTTGATAAGTTTTAAAGTCTATAACTTCTACATTTTTTACATCTTTATCTTTACCGCTTAATAGCCACGCCATATCACATTGTAAAGCGACTGAAATTTCGTATAAATGGCGAGGTTTTTTAACACTACCACTTTCTATAGCTTGATAGGATTGTTGTTTAATTCCTACTTGTTGCGCAACTTGTTCTTGAGTTAATCCCAATTCTTCGCGTCTGGCTCTAATTCTTTGACCGAGATTGTTCATTTTAAAAATCCTCTTTGATGATTATTAAAATAATACAGATAAATCTGTAATTGACAAACAGAATAAACTGTTATTTAATACAGTTATAACTGTAAAATATATTGAGGTCCAAATGACAATAGGGGAACGAGTTAAAAATAAACGCATCGAACTTAATATTAGCCAAGCCTCATTGGCTGAATTAGTCGGAATGAAACAACAGTCAATTAGTGATTTAGAAGCTGGACATATTGAAAAGCCAAGAAATATTGTAGAGATAGCTAAAGCGCTGAATTGCTCGGTTGAGTGGTTGTATTACGGAACTGCTGAGCATTAGGCAAGCAAAAATACGTTAAAAACCTAATATACAAAATCAGTACAAACGGCTGTTAACTCATTTGCAGCGCAGAATTATTAATCCAATCAGTTATTGAATTTCTGCGTTTGCTGAGGATAAGGCGTTCGTTTTTACGACCTTAAAAAACTGGATTTAACTTAATAGCCGTTTGATTGGCGAAAACGGTGTTCAATACGCTAAGTATTCGATGAGAGGTGTAAATTGAAAGCAACAGAGTATCTTCTAACCATGGGCAAACCCATTGCCTATTATCCCAAGTTAGCTAAACCTTTAGGCGGAGTTAGTTCTGCCATTCTATTTTCACAATTATTTTATTGGCAGGATAAAGCAACTTCTGAGTTAGGTGTATATAAAACGCGTGATGAATTAGAAGATGAAACCGGTCTAAGCCATAACGAACAGCGAACGGCAATAAAAAAACTTAGTGATAGAGGTGTGTTAATTGTCACTGAAAAGCGCTTGGTCCATAAAACGTATTACAAAATTGATAATGAAACAGTGAATAAAGTTTTAAGTGATTTCGCCAAATCTATGATTGAGTTATCACGGGATATAAAAAGTATGCAACCCGAACTCAACATTGTAGATGCCGTGATGGCGACAAAATCAAGTTCGTTAGATCAAGAGATTACTACAGAAATTACTACAAATAATAACAGGTCATCTTGCGATGACAAGCGTAATCCTAAAAAGAACCATATTATTGATTTTGATCTAATTATTGATGCATATAACGACGCAGTGGAAGATAAATTACCTAAAGTTGTAAAAATGACCACAGCAAGAAAAAACGCCGTTAAAAAATTACTCAAAGAATTTGATGCTCCGACTTTTCAGAACCTAGCAAATTATTTTTATGACTTCGCTGAAAAAGCCAACCGTTTTTATTTTGGTGAAAATGATAGAGGATGGCGTGCTGATTTTGATTACATTGTAAAAACAACGACATATTTAAAATTTATCGAGGGCTCGTTATGAATATTACTCCTCACGATTTAGTCGCAGAGCAAGCAGTACTAGGTACGATGATGTTGGACTTCGATTCAGAACGCTGCCAAAAGGCGATCCGCCAGTTAAAAGTAGATTCATTCTATAGTAGGCATCATCAGATAATTTTTAATCAGATTATCGAACTAAACAGAAAGAATCATCCTGTTGATCTAATTACCGTATCAGACAGTATGGAGGCCAAAGGCACCTTGAAAGAATGTGGTGGTTTCGCTTATTTGGCAGAGCTAGCGAAAAACACCCCATCAATGGTAAATGTTATCGCCTATGCTGGAATTGTTCGTGATAAAGCGGTCGAACGTTACACTTTAAAAAAATTAAATGATTGCAGCGCAATGATTTTTGAAAAATCCAATTTATCAACTAACGAGAAGTTATCAGCCATTCAATTGTTATTTACGCAAATTGACGACTATAACAAAACCGGTAAAACGCTAGGGCTTAAATCACTCACAAGTATTGGTGAAAAATGGAAAGCGACACTGGAAAAACGATTGGTTAATTCGGATAACGCCAGAGGCTTGTCAACTGGGATTAAAGCATTAGACGAAAAACTTGCGCCAAAAGGATTATTAAGAGGTTCACTATTGGTTGTAGGTGCTCGTCCTAAAATGGGTAAAACCACGTTTGAAATCAATATGGCTCGCCATTGTGCGATGATTGAAAAGTTACCTGTACTTATGTTCTCACTTGAAATGCAAGACGAACAAATGCTCGAAAACATTTTGGCACAGGAATCTGGTGTAAATAGCGATATTTTTTATGACGATGGTTTAGCTACTAATAAAGAGTTTGCTCGAGTTATAGGTCATCTTAAAGCGTTAACTGATACGGATAATATTTATATTGATGATACACCGGCAATTACGCTATCACACATTCGATCTGAATCAAGAAGAATAGCAAAAGCTAAAGGACAGATTGGCATGATCATGGTGGATTACCTCACGCTGATGGATAAAGAGAAAGGTGATGAACAACGTAATGATTTAGCTTATGCCGCGATAACTAAAGGGCTTAAAGCGCTGGCTAAAGAATTAAATTGTGTAGTTGTTTTATTAACACAACTAAACCGTAATCTTGAATCGCGAGCCGATAAACGACCTGTACCAAGCGATAGCCGAGATACCGGACAAATTGAACAGGATTGTGATTATTGGCTCGGTATTTATCGTGATTCGGTTTACAACGATCTGGCAAATAAAAACCTAATGGAGATCATCGTGGCGTTGAATCGCCATGGTATCGGTAATTTTACTGTATATGCTGGAATTAAACATGCTCGAATTTATGAGATAAATCAAGCTGAAGCATACGCACAATCAAACCCTGAGCCAGTAAAAAAAGAGCGTAAATATGCCAGAGCTAGTTAATCACCGCTCAGGTCAGAATCGCCTACTAAACAAAATAGCGTGATCTCTGCCAAGACATCCACTATGCGAGAAGCAAATATAGCCAGGGAGGATGCTCGGAATTGATTTCCAGTTTTCCCAATATTTAAAAAAGTCACAGCGAGCAAATGGAATAACGGTTTAAGTTTGTGAAATTAAAAATCATTTAAGCTGACAGGGAGGCATAATTTATTGATTTTATGGTGATTAATAAAGGTGGGGGTGATTGATCCGCAGCAGTAAAAGGACATTGAACAGCTGACGTAAGAGTAACAATAGCAATCATCGCTGATATTTAACCATTTACGTTCCTAGTAATTAAAAAGCGAACTAAATATCGAATTAAAAACAGAGTAGTGTCAGGAACTTGAAAAATTTTAAGGGTGAAAATAGTGACAGAGTATAAATATAAAGAAGATGAAAAACCAAAAACAGCGGATAAGTCGATCGCAAAAGTGAGATTTAAAGCTGATTATGATATTACTGATGTATGTATGCGTTTTGGCAATTGGTCAAGAAAAAACCTTTATTTAAAACAAAATACACTATTATATTACCATTCACAGCCAAAAAAACTTAAAGAAGTCTGTTCTGATAATGATGCAATGCTAATTAACGATGCACTTTTGGCTATCTTATCTTTGAACATACCTCAATCCAAAGATATATATAATACCTTGATACTCTATTATTGGGGTGAAAAACAAGAGGTTACTGACTATATAGCTGTGGATGGCTGTGTTAAAGAGGAATGGAAAAGACAAGCGCAAGGTTTTCATGATTTGCCAAATTCTAAAAAAATTGCCCGAGGTATCAGAGAGGAGAAACTCTACATGGTTAAACCATTATCGATTGTTGATATTGCCAAAAGATTTAAAACCAATTGGAATGCAATTGATAAACTGAAAAAAAGTGGTGAGGATTTTTTAACAGGGTATTTTGCCGCAATAAAAAGCAGTTCCGGGATTGAATTAGAGATGTTGAAAAATAAATTTTTATAAAAAAATTGATTTCTTAAGAGAGGTGTGGTATAAAGTACACAGAATGGAATAGTTGTATATAAAGCTCTGAAAAAGAGCTTTTTTATTATCTAACTTGCTAGTTAATTAGAAAAATATGAGAACAAGAGCATATAGACGACATCAGATTAAACGATGTTTAGATAATAGAAAGAATGACTTTTATGGTGCTACTTCAAGAAAGGCTCTAAAAAGGCATGTAGTAACACCCGCAGCTTGTTCTTGTTGGATGTGTGGTAACCCAAGAAAACATCTAAATGAAATCACTCTACAAGAACAACGTTCAATATTGAATTACCAAGAAGGCCTCTTATGAGGCTTTTTTATTGTCTTTATAGAACTTAATAGCTTCTACTACTAGCTTTGCTTCCGACATATTTAAATCTATAGCAGTTTGTTTAATCATTGCTATATCGTTTATATTTAATTTAAAACCTTTTGTTTTAACTCCTCGCTTTTCGTCACTTTTTTGATTAATTTGAACTCTTGTTAGTGCCATGTTATTCACCTTGATTTTTTAAATCTACAATCATTTTTTTAAGGTTATTTAATAGGTTACCTAAAATTTAAACTACTATAGAATGCCGGCGAGCTTATCAATGTTTTGAAGATGAACAAACTGCAAAACAGAAAATGACTGAATTATCTCCACAGATGCAACAATTACAGCAAACTATCGAGTGAAATAATCAGATTATTGCCGCTACGAACAATCAAAACGTGAGCTAGAAAATCAATCTATTTCACGTCAGGAGCAGATCCAAGAACAACTCAAAAATAATGACTGTGCTAGTCAGTTCGTGCCTATGTCTATCTCTGGTAGCCTGTACAACCAAGTGAAAAGTCTACGTGAATCAGCCAATTCCAGCAAATCTGCTCAGTAATTGCATAGCAAATTTACCGCCACAAAAAATGACGTTCGGCGATAGCATCAGATACAAGGAGCATTTATTCAATGTTATTGAAATGTGTAATCAAATTAAAAAGGCTATTAAGGAGATAATTAAATGAATTCATCGCAAGAGTATGATAAAAAATCAAATATTTTTTCAGTTAAAGAGTTCGGAGCCGTAGGGGATGGGCTACAGGATGACACCTTAGCCATTACTAAAGCAATTGATGAAACGTATAAAAATGGTGGAATTTTATTATTCCCGAGCGGCACTTATACTATTTCGTCAGATATTGAATTAAAAAGAGAATTTATTTCTACAGGCGCTGTTTCTTTTAAGGCTCCTGACAATGGAGATCTTTCTCCTAATGTGGTTTTTTATATTGGGCGTAGAATGAATGTTTCAAATGTAACATTTAATAATCTGGTAGTGAAACTTGCGCCAAAAGATAATGAACAAATCTATACTCCGGTTGCGTTAAACGGTGTGAATTTTTTACATTCGAGCCTGCAAATTGGTCAATCGCGGACGATAACAAGTGGATATTCTATTCGTTGTTGTAAATTTACTTCGATTAAGAGTCGAGCATTCAATGGATTAACTGTTCTAAATGCTAATCACGTATTAATCGACAATTGTGAATTTCAAGAGTTCCTAAATGGGATTTATATTGAACCAACAATGTCATTTGCTGCTAGTGAAATTCGTATCCTCAATACCCGTATAGCAAATTGTGTCGCTTCTAGTATATCTTTAATTGGTACGAGTACCGCAAGATTATCTAAAATAATTTTAGATAATTTGGTTATTACAGGTTCATTGCGTGATAAGGAGATGTTAAAGCATGGCGGGATTAGAGCATACTTTTGTAATGGTCTTATGATTAATAATATTACAGCCAGTACCATAACAGATACTATAAAATTAGAGGCATGTACTGATGTAAAAGTTCACAATTCAAATCTAACTTCTAACGAAAAAGCTTGTAATATTAGGGCAACCGGATGTGTTAATGTTGATTTATTCAATTGTGTATTTGATCGAGCTGTTAAAACAGGTTATGCAATTATTATTGGTAATGCCAATTTAAATGCACAAACAAGAGGAAATACCTACCCAAGTAAATTCTGGCGAATACATGATTGTAGTTTTCATTGTTTATCATCAGGTATAAAAATTGAATACACTGATAGTATTTCTGTTTTTAATAATAAATTTTACACAGACGTTACACAAACAAATACAGGATTATTATGGTTTAGTAAAGAGGTAACAAATGGCCAATACTTTAACAATGAATTTTATGCCCCTGGAGAAATAAAAACCATTAGAAATGATTCTTCTGCTGATGTAACAAATATTTATAATGAACAAAAATTAAATATTATTAAACCGTCAATCAATGATTATATTTCAGAGCCAATTATAAAAGAGCATGATTCAGATCTAAATGAGGCAACCTCATACCTTATTGAATTTCGAGTCAATGATTATCGAAAAATACAACAAGCAGCTAATACTAACGATTTTAAAACACTATCTGACTGGATGAAATCTATTGATAATGCAACCTTAGCATGGAATAGCAGTGCTTGGCATGTTCCAAGTAAAAAACTTGGTGATATCGTCGTCAATGGAACTGTATATGATACATATGGAACAGAAAACTTTTGGTGGGCACGCAGCATGCTTGTCATTGATAGATACAATAGCTTAACATGTCGCGATTTTTCAACACCTAGTTATAGTTCCAATAACCCTTTGATGATTGCCTCAGCTAGTATTGCTGAAAACGCATGGCAAACAGCAATATTTCGAGCCCCACTTGTTGTAGATGGTGAGGTATATGATCCAGTTCCAAATAAATTGTTAGATTATAATGGTTGGGTTGGATATTTATCCGCTAGAATGTGTTTAGGACAGAAAAAAGATGGAAGTTATATTTTGCTTGCTGTTGATGGTAAATCTGGATTTGCTGGTTGTACAATGGAGCAAGTAGCTAGAAAAATGAAAGATCTTGGTTGCATTCATGCGTTTAATCTTGATGGCGGTGGTAGTGCATCATTGTGGTACAAAGGGAAAATTATAAATAACCCTAGTTTAGGTGAAGGAGAAAGAAAAATACCTGCAATCATGTATATTTAAGTTAATTAAAGGAAAGATTATGAAAAAGGGTGATAAGAAAAAAATAGGTCACCCAAGTCAACTATCTGAATGGTTACAGGCCAATGAATAATGCGTTAGATAAGGGCATTAAATGAATAAGTTTGATTCATTAGTTGAGCAAGCGACTAAACTGATTAATACCGAGCCACTTCCTGATGATGCAGAGGAGCAATTACAACGAATCATTGACCAAGCAGAAAGTAAGCCCGAAAGGTTTATGTTAGCGACTTTTGCTGAAGCTCTGTTTGTTATAAGGCATGAGTAATTAATTCACCGAACCGCCGTCTGGCGGTTTTTTATTATCTAAAAAATTAACTAAAGGTATAAATATGACAAAGCTCACCGACAAACATGAGCTGTTTTGTCGTGGCTATTTAGTAGATCTCAATACGACACAAGCAGCAATCCGAGCAGGATATAGTCAGCAGGATATAGTCAGCAGGATATAGTCAAAAGACGTCCGCACAATTATCTTACCAATTACTTCAAAAAACTTCAGTTCAAAATTATATCTAAGAACCTAAACAACAGCACGATAAACGTAACAAAATAGATGCTGACTATGTGCTAAAGCGATTAGTTGAAATAGACCAAATGGACATCTTGGACATCCTCGCTCATTCAGGTGATTTCCTCCCCATGAAAGAATGGCCGAGAACATAGAGGACCACATTATCAGGTTTAGATATTGCCATTATCGGAATTGGGGACACGGAAGCACTTATGAAAAAAATAAAATACCAGACAAAGTCAAGAATCTTGAATTGTTAAGTAAACACGTGAGTGTTCAGGTATTTAAAGAGAAAACCGAAACTACAGTTAATATGTAATATGGCAGATGAAATGGCTATTAAAGCTAATAAAAAGGGGAAAGAGTTAAAATGTGAAAATGGTAAATTAGTTCTTGTTAATCCTGAAACAATGGGGTTTACGGACGAGCAAATAATTTTCAAAATCAGCAAATTAAAGAATCGTTATTGAATGAAGCTAACAACGAAATAGATATACTCATCGATAAAATAGAGTTCGACCAGGCGACTGATAAAGATGTAACAATGTTAAAAAAATGGAAACTATATCGAATTAGTCTAAAAAAATTAGACGCATCGGATATCAATGTTATTTTTCCAACAAAACCAGAATTGAGTTAACAATCATCGCAACGAACTTCAATCTTCAATACTCAACAACATCAGACAACATCAGACAACATCACAAAATCGGCGATATCAAACATGTCATCATCATTTTGATAGAAAACGTAGTTATGATCGTCGTGACTGTTAATTATGTAGCTTATCGCCTGCTAATTCTAAATCGTAATCGTCGGGCATTATTCTAATATAAAAAGATTGAGAAACAGATCGAATAAATTCAAAAAATTTTACGGTATTTAATTTGTTCTTTATCTTTATTTTTCAAATAATTAATAAATTAAGTACTATAATAAAATCCTAACGAGGTAAAAATGTCAGAGTTTAACACACCACTTGAAATCGACAACAAAGGTAAACTAAATTATTGGATTGCCCAGATGGCTGCGGGGCAAACAGTAAAAATCGCATGTTATGGTGATTCAACAACAGATGGGCATGCGACTACTGGATGGACGCGAAATAAATTTGGTACAAATCACAACGATAATGCCCCAAATTCTTGGCCTGTGATATTACAAGCGATATTACGGACAATGTACAATAATGACAATATCCATGTTTATAACGCGGGGTATTCAGGTAAACGACTGGATGACGGTTGGGCAGTGCAAAATTTTGAAAATGCGATAACTAATAATCCCCATTATGGCAAAGTCGATATTGTAATGTTTGGATTTGGCATTAACGATGCTGGTCATAACAAAGGAGACTTATTGGCGGATACATTACAGCAAACAAATTTATTAATTGATAAAATAGAAAAGATTGGCGCCTTACCTATTATATTGACGTGCAACGTTGTCCGTTTAAAATCAACGGGGGATATGGATAGCAAACCCTTTAAGATCGAACGCATAAATAGTATGAAAAGATACATTGCGTGTACTCGAAATATTCCCTTGTTAGACCTAGACGCCGAGATGAAAAAGTGGATGTCAAATACAAATGAGTATAACTACGCAGATCTCCAACCAGATAATACACACTGGTTGGATTTGGGACATTCGTTTCAGGCATGCTGGATTGCCAATCTATTTTATAATCGCATTGTTAAAATTAACGACAGCAACACGTATGAAAGCGTACACTTTTTAGATGATAGGGGTAATTCACCTATAGGTGTTAATACTTCATCTACGACAACAAGTTGTAAATATGGTGTTAATCCTTATGTTAATCCCCAAAAATTTGATTGCAAAAACAAAGTACTGCTCGATATTTGGGTTTGGTGTGAGCATCCTAACGCTTCCATTGTTTACCGCCGGATGTTGGGGGATGCCAGAACATCGAGCATTAAAGTAACGGATGTGCTAACGGGTAATAGTGAATCAAAAATCGTAGGTTCGATGTTGTGGTATGGTGAGTACTCGGCGGTGGATACCCCAGAATACATTAAAGATCTGAAATATGGGCTAAATAGAATTCAATTAATAGGAGATATGAGCCTGACAAATAGTGTGTTCTTTGGTCATTTTGATTTTATTGTGAACTATCAAGCTAAACTTACAACTAAAGATTTGCTAAAAAATTATAGAACGTTTAGGGATCAGCAAGACCTAGTTGCACCGGCTGATGAACCATTTATAGAAACTAGTTTTTGCCGCACATCAGATATTTACGATAGATACGGAGAGAACGTTGTACAACTGTTCACTCGAGATAAAAATACTCATATTATACTAGAAGGGCTTTTCGATGACGGTTCGGGTGTGTTCTTATGTCAAGCACCTGGTAGATATAAGAACACCATTAACGGCATTATGTTGTATTTTTTCTCTGGATACATATCAATATATATACATACATTTGATACTTTAAATAATGTTAATCGCTATGAAAAAGTGGGCTATCTAAATATTAAAAAATCGGACTCGCGGTATAGTGTAAGTTTAACGTCATTCATTGACAATCGAGGTTACGCGAATATACAAATAGAAAGCGAAGGTGCAATCGCAACAATGTCATTTGAGAGAGTTTTACCTAACGTAGAGCCTGTTACCTCAGGTGTTGCGGGCAATGTTTACCGAAGAATCGATAAAGGTGAGGCTAAAACGATGCGCGTTGAAATTACTCGATTTGAATGTTGGTATACCAATAAATAAAACAGTATTTTTTACGGTATTTTTATTTTATTTTTTAACCCTACTAATCAATTGGTTGTTTTTTATTTTTAATCTTGTAGGCGACGCCATTAACAAGTACACGAAAATTCAAATTTTACCAATGCAGATGCCTACATCTGACTATCTTATCGCTGAAAATGCCTCAATCCAAAGATATATATAATACCTTGATACTCTATTATTGGGTGAAAAAAACAAGAGGTTACTGACTATATAGCTGTGGCTGGCTGTGTTAAAGCGGAAGGAAAAGACAAGCGCAAGGTTTTGATGATTTGCCAATTTTTAAAAAATTGCCCGAGGTATCAGAGAGGAGAAACTCTACATGGTTAAACCATTACCACTGTTGATATTGCCAAAAAATTTAAAACCAATTGGAATGCAATTGATAAACTCAAAAAAGTGGTGAGGATTTTTTAACAGGGTAGTTTGCCGCAATAAAAAGCAGATCCGGAATTGAATTAGAGATGTTAAAAAATAAATTTTTATAAAAAAGTTGATTTCTTAAGAGAGGTGTGGTATAAAGCACACAGAATGGAATAGTTGTATATAAAGCTCTAAAAAAGAGCTTTTTTATTATCTAACTTGTTAGTTAATTAGAAAAATATGAGAACAAGAGCATATAGACGACATCAGATTAAACGATGTTTAGATAATAGAAAGAATGACTTTTATGGTGCTACTTCAAGAAAGGCTCTAAAAAGACATGTAGTAACACCCGCAGCTTGTTCTTGTTGGATGTGTGGTAACCCAAGAAAACATCTAAATGAAATCACTCTACAAGAACAACGTTCAATATTGAATTACCAAGAAAGCCTCTTATGAGGCTTTTTTATTGTCTTTATAGAATTTAATAGCTTCTACTACTAGTTTTGCTTCTGACATATTTAAATCTATAGCAGTTTGTTTAATCATTGCTATATCGTTTATATTTAATTTAAATGCTTTATTTTTTATACCACGTTTTTCGTTACTACGCTCATTAATTTCAGTTCTAGTTAACGCCATACTATTCACCTTGATTTTTTAAATATACAATCTTTTTTTAATTTTATTCAATGATTTATATTTTATTTCTACTATTGAATATTGGCGAGCTTATCAAAGTAGCAGAATTAAAATGCGTATTTTACCTGTTATTTTACTTCTCTTTAAGTCCTAGTATTAGGTCGATAGTAGCTTATCAGCGTTCTATTGATGGTTATCATTGTGAGTTAACTTATAATAAAGCTCAAACGCTTAATCAAAAATAATTTAATTATTTTTAGTTGTTAATGAAATAGATTTCTTAAAAAATTACCTTGCTCATCTTTTGTATAATTTTTATAACTGTATTCGTAAAACTTAAATAATGCTAAAAATTATCTAGTTAACTTTATAATTCCAGTTAGGGATTATTTTAACTAAAGATTTAATATAAATTTAGTCTAAGATTCTATAAAAGAGTTATCGATTATATAGCAAATAAATCTAACTGAATCGAGATATTGAAAGTTAGCGCTCTATTTTTTCGCGTTGAGTAATATTTTCAAATATTGAATACCGTATAATCAATTTAAGAGATGGGATAAGTACTTATCTTTTGAAGGTGAGAATATATTTTTAAATAAAAATAAAATGAAAAGATTAACAATATGTAATTGTTTTTTTGATGATTTATTTTGTTATCAATCTGTTCTTTTATATCTATTTTTCGGAATAGAGGCTCAATAATTTAACTGATTATCACTACCTCTTTTATAGTGGCGATGCTGCATTTTTTGAATTTTTAGCACTTTTTTTCTATGACTCTCTAATAAAGAAAAGATAATGCATCAATTTGTTTACATTTAAAATCTTAATTATAAAAGAGTTATAACTAACTTAACGATACAATTTGTAATTGATTATTTTTTTAGGGAAAAATAACTAATTCAAAATGCTAGATTAACCGCTTAATTGCGGTTTTTTTATGCTTGTTTATAGACAATTAACCTTAATTTTAATTCATGGTAGACACTATATTTTCGCTAATTATCTATTTTAAATAAAGTTTCTCTCATCACTTTTACTAATTTTTGACATAGTCAAAACTAGATACCTTAGTGAAGAGCTACAGCATCGACAGCAACGCTAGACACACACAACCAACCAATGCTTAGCTAGCACGCTGTCATTTCTATTAACTAACATAAAGATTTTATCATGCCAATAAAAGACCCAAACAACGTCAACTGGACGGTTGTTGTATACCTATTTATTATTACTTCGCTCGGTTCATTAGCAAGCTATTCTTATCATGTTATAAATGGTGGTAAATTCAGAGTTGGTACGTTGATAGGTCAGATATGTGTATCAACTTTTGCTGGTTCTCTTGTGGTTCTTGCTGCTAGTTATTTTAACTGGGATTTTGAACTAGCAGGCGGTATAGCTGGGTTAGCAGGTTGGTCGGGCGCAACACTGATTAAAGCGCTGGAAGAAAGACTGATTAAAAAAGCCAAAGGAGATAACTAATGCAACTAACCGAACATTTTACGCTTGAGGAATTTACCCGCTCAACCACAGGCGAGAGAGCCAAAATAAACAATTCTGTACCAGTTCAATTAATGCCCAATATCAAGCTAACTGCCAATAAATTGGAGTGCGTAAGAAAAGTTTTAGGTTTCCCGATTATTATCACATCAGGCTATCGTTGTCCGGCACTCAATACTCAAGTAGGCGGTTCACCAACTAGCGCGCACACCAAAGGGCTTGCCGTTGATTTTCATAGCTCATACGGAACGCCTAAAGAGATTTGCCAACGTTTGATTGATGCCGGTGTGCAGTTTGACAAATTAATCCAGGAGCACAACCAATGGGTACATATTGGATTTAGTCCGAGCAATAACCGCCAAATCGTGTTAACTGCGGTTAAACAGGGCGGTAAAACAGTTTACGTCAATGGGTTAGTCTGATGGATAAATTAAAACTACTTTATAAGCTGTCTCCGATAATATTATTAATTATTGTTATTTTTAGCATTTATTTTGCTTATCAATGTTTTGAAGATGAACAAACAGCAAAACAGAAAATGACTGAATTATCTTCACAGATGCAACAATTACAGCAAACTATCGAGAGAAATAATCAGATTATTGCCGCTAACGAACAATCAAAACGTGAGCTAGAAAATCAATCTATTTCACGTCAGGAGCAGATCAATGAACAACTTAAATATAATGATTGCGCTAATCAGTTCGTGCCTATGTCTATCTCTGGTAGCCTGTACAACCGAGCGAAAAGTTTACGTGAATCAGCCAATTCCAGCAAATCTGCTCAGTGATTGCATAGCAAATTTACCACCACAAAAAATGACATTCGGCGATAGTGTTAGCTATAACGAGCATCTCTTGAATGTTATTGAGATGTGCAATCAAGATAAAAGGGCAATAAAAAAAATAATTAGCGTAATCAATTAAATTGAGCTTAGTTTTTAACTTTTACTCTATACAAATAAACCATGTTTATATAATTTAACTATTTGATTTGCATAATGATATTTATAGATTTTTAATCTATAGGAAACATAGATGCAATAATATACTAATAACAATTGAAACATTTCAATGTTAAAAGTCACCCTAACTACGAATTAAATATATAACTCTATCGAGCATCATAAGAGCTATACCTTTAATAATCAGTAAGTAAAAATTAACCTATTTGCCGCTTAATTGCGGTTTTTTTTATTTTTGGAGAAACTAACATGACTGAAGTACAAAAATCACAAAGCGAATATACCAAAACTAGAGATATCGGTGTATTTATTAGTAAAGATCCTTCAACAAAATTCATCACTGATACCACCCCAAAATTAAGTTTAGAGTGTACGGTAACCGACTATTCCATGACATCACCAGAAGGTGAAGAGATTGATGTCTCAACACTTTCATCTCGTACCAAAGAAACCATTAGTGGATTACCGGCTGAACCAACTGTATCAATGAACGTTAATTTTGTTATTGCAAATGATGGTCAAAAAGCTTTAAGAGAATCCTATGAGTCAGGTAATAATTACGCATTTAAAATCCAACATGAGGATGGTAGTTCTGTTGACTGGATTGCGCGTGTTACCAATTTTGAGTTTAAAGGTGAAAAGAATGGCATTTTAACTGGTTCATTCGCATTCAAAGTAAAAGGCTCATTTGTGTTTAATGAACCGACTCCAGCTAATTAATTTGTGGAGAAAACATCATAATGAATTTAAAGAAAATTATCACTGCTAAAAATTCAGGCTTTCGCACTAAAGAGTTTCAGGTGGCAGAATGGAATACAACAATTTGTGTTCGAGAACCGTTACATATTGATTTTTATCGTTATGTAAAATCCATTGAAAAAACGTCAAAAGATGACTCATTAACTGAGCAAGAAAAAGACTTACTTAATATCAAAGCTGAAACTTTATTATTTGCTGCAACCGTAATTGATAAAAACGGTAATCTTATTTTCAATAGTAATGACAGTAAAGAAATGGAGGCGTTAGTAGAAAGTTATGGTCCTGTTCATACTCGAGTACTGAATAAAGCCCTCGAATTGATAGAGTTAAATAACGATCCTCTCAAAGAGGCTGAAAAAAAGTAGAAAATGAACCAGAGCTTTTCTTTAAATTAAAGCTAGCATTAAGGCTTGGTAAAACACTAGCTGAACTTGAGCAATCACTTTCAGCTAGTGAATTTTACTACTGGGTCGCATTTGATAAATTAAATCCTATCAGTGACGAGCGAAATGACTGGCATGCAGCTCAAATTTCTTCATCTATATACCGCTCACAAGGTGGAAAAGTCTCTTTCGACGACTGTTTAATTAAATTTAGAGAAGAGAAAAAGCAACCAGTCACTTTATTCGACGCATTATCTAACTTAATTGGAAAATAATATGGCTATACCGCGAGAATTGGTGATACGACTCAGTGCAAATTCAGAATCGTATCAACGAGAAATTAAAAGAGCAACCCGTCTTGGTAATGATTATTACAAAACAATGGAGAAATATTCACGGCGTTTTGATCAACACATTGCTAACAATAAGAAATCAATTCAAGCAATCAATGCGCATTTAAGTAAGTTAAAAATTTCAGCCTCCGAGATGACCAAAACACTTGGAGTTGATTTTTCAATTACTGGTATTTTGAAAATGGCCGATGACTATGGGCAAATGGCCAATCGCGTCAAAATGGCAATAGATTCAGTTGGTGGATCTGCTGATGATTATCAATTAGTTCAAGACAGGTTACTTGCAATAAGTAACAGAAATGGTAAAGCGATTTCAGATTCCCAAAAGTTATATATTGCGACTGCTTCATCAATGTCTGATTTAGGTTACAGTACTAATGAAACGGTCGATTTTATCGAGGCGATGTCAAATAGTTATAAAATAAATGCGACATCAGCAACTGACGTATCGACAAGTATAAAAGCAATTAATGAATCACTGCTTACGGGTAAAGTAAGCGGTGATGATTTTAAAACAATATTGTCATCAACATCTAATGTTGCTACTGCATTATCTGACTCCATGGGAGAATCTGAAGCTACCATTATCCAACTCGGTATGTCTGGTGAAATTTCAATGCGTCAACTTTCTGATGCGATGATTAACGCCAAAGATAAAACGGGTAAAATGGCAGATGCCATGGGTGATACGCTTCAAGGTGGCTTTAATGCAATATCTAATGATTTTGGACAATTAGTCAACGAATTAAATAATAGTCTTGGATTAACTAATAATATATCGAAGGCTTTAAAAATTTTAGCTGATAATATTGGATTAGTTTCCGTTGCTGGAGCAGCAGTTGTATCGGCCAAATTTAGCAATTATCTAAATGGTGCATATACATCATTAAAAAAAGTTTCAGTTCAAATAGTAGATCAAATTAATAAAACCAGAAATCTAGCATTAGCTCAAAAACATCTTGCTGAGTCTGAGCTGCAAAAAATAGCAGTTGAAAAACAATCTATTGCAAGCACCAAACAGGCGGCAATTGCTAGATTGCAAAATATTTCCGGTATTAGTTCTAGCATATATGTACGAAGAGCTGTCTTAGCACTTGAAGCTCAAGAAATTGCTCTAACTGAAAGGGAAACGCAGGCTAAAAATGGTCTTAGGGCAGCAAATGAGAGACTTAAGTTGTCAAGTAGCGCAATGACTATTTTAACTCGTGCCGGTAGTACCTTGTTAGGAGTACTTGGTGGCCCATTAGGATTAGCGATGACAGCCATAGCTGTTGGGACAGCTTTTTTCTCAATGAGAGATGGCGCGAATAGTGCTAAAAAACCAATCGAAGAGCTACAATTACCTGTTGATCAATTGATTGCAAAATACAAAGAACTTGATAAAGCACGTCAAGGTAACATTAGAGCAGGACTTGACGCGGAAATTAAAGTCAATGTAAAAGCTGTTAATAGCGACGTATCAGAAATTAAAAAAATATTAACTGACAAATTAACAGAGCTAATACCGTCATTTGATTATTCAAGTTTTTCACCGTACATCTCGCCAGAAAATGAAAATGCAATAGCTAAATATATTAATCAAATTGAGGTGTTAAAAAATAAAGTTATAGAGGGGGAAATTACCTCAAAAGAGTTCGGAGAGGGAATTAATGAAGCAGGTATAAGTTTAATTAATGCAACGGGTGGTGGAGAACAGTTCACAAACCTTCTTAACACAATAACAGGCTCGTTATTGCAAAATATAGCAGCACTAGCAGAAACCAAAATAAAGATAGATGCCACTAAAAAAGCGTCAGAGGAAACGGCTGGAGGTCTTAAAAAGCTTGACGTAGCAGATTTTCCAAACCTCGGTTACCAACTTCGTATATTAAACCAAGATCTAGAAACAAACAGTCAAAAAACAGGATTATCCGCGGAACAGGTTTACATATTAGCCGGTTTACAAAAAGCAGCGGGTAATGCAGCATTGGCACATTCAGAAGACCTTATTGCTTTAGTGACCAATCAGGAACTATCAGCAGAAATGTCAGATGAATTAGCTGAAAAATTGAAAGAGTACATTGAGAAGTTACGAAAGTCTTATCAAGAACAAGAGAAGCTAAAGCGTAGTAGTTTGGATAAAAATCCAACTAATCTTTATCAATCCCAACTTGGAAAACTTAACGATCAAATTAATGCCTATAAAGATATCACTGAACTTCAAAAAATCCGACGCCAATTAGCAGAGGGTGAATTAAAAGTATTATCTGGTGAGCAAAAAAAAGCTTTAGAAAATAAAGCCATTGAGATTGATCAACTTAATGCCCAAAAAGAATACAAATCTATTCTTGATTCAATGCGTAGTCCTACCGAACAACAATTTGATAGTTACAAACAAAATCTGTCAGTTCTTGAAAAAAGTAACGTTTCCTTGCAAGAACGTGAAGAGTTGCTTAAAAAAATGAATCAAAAAATGGTTCAATCAGCGCCTACGTTAAGTATTCAAAATTCTTATAATGGACCAGGTAGTGAGCTAATCAAAGTTGCTGAAGATGAAAAAAACCTCAAAGATTGGCAGCAACAACAGTTAGCAATTCAAACTGATTTGCTAAATGCTAAGTTAATAAATCATCAAGAATATGCTGACGCAGTTTTGAGCATCGAGGAAACTATGCAGAATAAGCAACAAGAGTTGCAATCTGTATATACAATGGCGGCGTTAGGTACATTTTCAACACTAACTGGTTCAATTGCTGATATGTTCAAACAAACAGCTGGTGAATCATCAGCTGCATATAAAGTGATGTTTTTAGCTAGTAAGGCTTCTGCTATTGCTCAAGCTATTATTAGTACAGAAGTTGCAGCATCAAAAGCGCTTGAACTTGGCCCTATTTTTGGTATTTCCGCTGCAAGTTGGATCAGAGGATTAGGTTATGCTTCAGTCGGATTGATTGCAGCTCAAACCATTTCAGGTATGGCGCATAGTGGTATCGATAGTATTCCTCGCGAAGGAACTTGGTTACTCGATAAAGGCGAGAGAGTTGTTGATGCGCGCACAAATGCTGATTTAAAAAATTTCCTTGATGCATCTAAATCATCTGGCGGCAGTATTACTGTAAATGTACCAGTCAATGTTGGCGGAGGTGATATTAGCGAGGAAGACGGCAAAGAAATCGGTATAATGATAAAACAATCAGTGTTATCAATACTAGACGAACAAATGCGACCTGGTGGTAAATTAAATCGTCGTTGATTTAATAACTAAAATTTCATACCATTCATTATATATTAGTGACATAAGGATGAATGGAATGAAATGGTTTATCATATCAATTTTGGTTGTAGGTACATTAGTATCAACATTTTTAATATATGTACATGAAAGTGTTAGCTATGATGATGTTTTTTTATATGACTTGAAGCAAAGATGTTCCTTTGCAACTAAAGAACGTATGGTGGCGCCATCGTCGTATAAAATTCTAGAATTATCCTTGACTAGTAAGAAAAACTGGAGCCAAGATAGAATTGATAATTACTTTTCAAGAAATCGAATATATTCATCATTAAAAGAAAAGTATAATGATCCCAAAAATTTCTATAACACAACTGCTTTGGTTAAATTTTCATCCAAAAACCGAATGGGTGTTGATTTAGTCGGTTATTCTTCATGCGAATATTATATTGACAACACTCGTGAACCAAGAGTTGATGAAATTGGAGAAATAGATATTGATGGACATAATTACAAAAAAGATAGCTTGGATTATATTTATGCTGAATTAACATTGAATAAACATGGGATAAAATATTCGTTAATAGACAAGATAAAAACCTTAATGAATATAGAGTTTGAGTATAAACGATAAATATAACCAACTAAATTAATTGTAGATCTCCAACTTTTATTTCCCGATCATAAGATCGGGAATGCGTCTAACACAATACCCATATGAGAGAATACGTTCGCTATCTCGTTACAGTTTTGTGCTCCAGATCTCCTTTTGAGTAATTTAAGGCGTAGTTATGATGCGACGAGTGGCGTAAAACAGTGTTGCCTGTATTCACTGGGATTAATCAATAATAGAGATGAATTTTGACCCTATTGAGTTACAGTTGTTTAGTATTTGTAAACAAACATTAGCCACTGCTATCAATCCGTTGAATGATTTGCGAGAAAAAATAGAATCGTCAGCGTTAAAATGTCACCATTAAAGAATTACAGGGCGTGCAAATGTGGTTCGTCAAATCGCTTACTTGATCAGATACCCGCTTATAGCCAAGTTACATAAGCAAATAACCTAAAAAATAGAGTCATTTTGCTAATAATAAATCACTAAAAACATCTCAATAAAATCATGCAAAAAAACAGTAAAAAAGTTGGTGGAAATTTATCGCTTAGTATTTTAACTAATAAACAATAAGTTATAATAAGTGTTCCCTGTATACACAGGGATAAACCGTGTTTTATCAGTATTTCAAATGGGAGCTCTAGGTGTTCCCTGTATACACAGGGATAAACCGGCAGAGGTATCACAAACCATGAGAATACTAATGTGTTCCCTGTATACACAGGGATAAACCGTTCGAGTTTTTATCAACCCACATCCCCAGAGTGTGTTCCCTGTATACACAGGGATAAACCGAGACAATCGAATATCTTATTAGAAATGGTTTTGTGTTCCCTGTATACACAGGGATAAACCGACAAAGATGACATTATTCGATTTTTAGAAAAGGTGTTCCCTGTACACACAGGGATAAACCGGTTTTTATGAGGGAGCTAATCGGCGTTTATTAGTGTACCCTTTATGTACTGGGATAATAGGTGCACAGTTACAAAAAGAATAACGAATAGAAGAATTACTAAAAGTTTATTGATTTAACTGTCGAAATTTCATACCATTTAAAAAATGAACACATTAGGATGGAAAGTATGAAAAGGATTTTGTTTTGTTTATTGTTTTTCCCTTTTCTAGTTAGCGCAAATTCGAATTTAACCGAAAATGATATATCTACATATTTAGCTGACATATGCAAGTCAACCCCTTATTATTTCACACAACAAATGAATGGATTAATCATAAAGGATAATAGCCAAAGTACTATCGGGAAAATTTCACGTGAAGATATAAACAAATACAAATTAATAGAAAAATATAAAAACCTTGGTGATGATGCGTTCAAAAGTTATGCAACAATAATTGACATGACTGGTGAAATAAATATCAAGAATATTCACTCTGAAACCAGAATTGCGGGTGTGTGTTTAGTTTTAGTCGCTCAAGATGACATAATGAGTGTAACTGCTGACTATGTGATGGCGCATAGTGAGGGTATTTCAAAATTACCCATTGCAATCATGGAAACCCTAGTAAATAAAAACGTAAATGAACTTGAAACGTTGTTAGAGAAAATAAAAAAATTTAACTAGTAAAGTTGTACCTAGAGGGGAGCATTGCCGTGTAGGTCGTTTAGAAATCTAGAGGACGACAATACATCATTGATTTATACCGTATAGGTAACTAAAAATTCACAATTAAAATTCACACATACCGCCTGTTGGCGGTTTTTTATTGTCTGGAGAAAATATGGAAACATTCAGTTGGGAGCTTGCTCCAGGTTTAACAGTTAAAGCTGAACCAAGGGTCAAACTTATCAAATTTGGTGATGGTTACGAACAACGCGTTAGAGATGGGATTAATAACGATCTACGTTTATATGACGTAAGTTTGAATGTTCCTAGAGATGATGCTGCTATGATTGATGACTTTCTAACGCGGCATGGTGGTGTTCATGCCTTCAAATGGCGAGAGCCAAACACCAATCGATTAATCACAGTTAAATGTCCATCATGGTCAACAAATGTTAAACATACAGTAATATCAATTACTGCAACATTTGAGGAGGTTGTAGTATGATACCGCAAAAAATGCTACTCGATATAACTAAAATAGCACAAGATGCGATTGTTGATTTGTATGAAGTTGATTTAACTAAAATTGTCGGCAACAAAACTATATTTCGATTTCACAATGGATTAAATGAGCTGAGACGACCGATAACGTGGCAATGTAATATCTATGAACCTTATCCCATAAAAGTTGAAGGTTTTGAAAAGAATGGACAGGGTGTGAGTAACCGTCCAACAATGAGTGTTAGTAATGCGATGGGCTTTATCAATGGTCTAATTGCTGATTTTGACGGTTTACTTGGTGCAATTGTCACCCGTCATGAAGTGCCTGTCAAATATCTAGATGCGGTGAATTTTGAGAACGGTAATCAATATGCCGATCCGTTTTGCGAAATTATCTCAAATTATGTGATTGAGCAGGTAAAACAACAAAATTCAATGGTTGTTACATTTGAATTAGCATTGCCATGCGAGTCCGACGGTGCATTAATTCCGGCTCGTGTCATTGTTGCTAACACTTGCAATTGGATATATCGCTCGTCGGAATGTGGTTATACAGGCGGTGCAGTAGCGGATGAGTTCGACAAACCAACAAACGACATCACTAAAGATAAATGTAGCCGATGTTTAACTGGTTGTAAACTTCGTCATGGCCAATACGGTATTCTACCATTTGGTGGTTTTCCTACTGCTGCAAAATTATCCTAGTCAAAACTCAATAATTACAAATCTATTTCCCCCTTAAATATACCTAAAAATCAGGTTAAATAATGAAAAAAGAGATACTCAATCATGCTAAACAATGCGGTGAGGCTGAATGCTGCGGTTTTGTTATTGATAATAAAATCTATATGCCATGCAACAATATATCAGCAACACCGACAAAAACATTTGAAATATCCCCCGATGATTGGATAAAAGCTGAAGAGAAGGGTGAGATTACAGCAGTTGTACATTCTCATCCTGACGGTGAGCCAATTCTTAGTGAGGCTGATCAAATTTATCAACAGTTTACAGGTTTAGATTGGTGGCTGCTATGTGATAACCAAATTCATAAATTTAGATATATAAAACCATTATTAGGTCGAGAGTTTCAACACGGAAAAATCGATTGCCTAACAATAGTACGTGACGCCTATATGCTTGCTGGTATTGAACTACCTGACTATGAACGTCAGGACGATTGGTGGCACAACGGTCAAAACCTCTATCTAGATTTACTGCCCCAAAACGGGTTTGTGCAAGTTGATGCGCAAGAACTGCAAGAAGGCGATATCATCATCATTTGTCTAGGCTCATCAACACCTAACCATGCAGCCATCTACATTGGCAACCAACAAATCTTACATCACTGTCCAAATCGTCTATCTAAACGAGATATGTACGGCGGTTTTTGGATGGACTATACGCATTCAATATGGAGACATAAAAAATGGCAAAAATTCGGCTTTATGGCGATCTTAAACAATATGGCGATAAGTTCAATATGAACGTTGAAACAGCAGCAGAAGCATTAAATGGTTTGTATTGTCAGATAAAAGGCTTAAAAAAGCAAATTATGAACGGTTTTTTTCGCGTACGAATTAATGGTGTAGATATGAATGAGGGCAATTTACAGTTTGGGTTGCATAGCCGAATTCCTCAAAATGCCGTGATTCATATTGTACCCAAAACAGAAGGTGCAAAAGGTGGGGCATTCAGCTTTATCGCAGGTGCTGTAATGTTTGTTGTTGGGGCTATTTTTTACTGGACGCCAATGGGTTATCCATTGATGGCAACAGGTGTGGGCTTAATGATCGGTGGTGTAGCCATGATGCTAACCAAGCTACCCAAAACCGAGAAATTAGCCGATGGCGGTACTAATAAAAACACCTCTTTTTCTAATCTGGACAACACGATAGCACAGGGTGCACCAGTACCACTTTGCTACGGATTAACAAAAATAGGCTCTAAAGTTTTATCACAGGGGTTGGAAACAATAGATGGGTAAAGGTAAAAAAAAGGCTAAAACGCCCACAGAGGCGCAAGATAACTTAAAATCAAATCAGCAACTGAGTATTATTGATTTGTTGTGTGAAGGACAGATAGAAGGACCAGTGAATGGCCTACAAAGCGTTTTTTTAAACGATACGCCAATTCAAGCACCAAACGGTTCATACAACTTCAAGGGAGTTGAAGTCGAATGGACGGCTGGCGTTCAGTCACAAGCACCGCTTGAGAGTTTTCTAGCAACGGAAAACGAAGTGCCTGTTAATCTTGAGGTAAAGGCATCAACCCCGATTGTACGAACCATTACCGACCCCAATATTGACAGAGTTCGGGTTACAGTTGGTGTACAGTCATTAAGCTCAACGGACAAAAAAGGCAACATTAACCGAACATCGGTGTCAATGGCAATTCAAATCGGTACGGGCCACATGTGGGAAACGGTAAAAACTGTTGATTTAATCGATAAAAAAACCCGCTCACAGTATTTAACATCGGTTATTTTATATGATTTACCTCCGAAACCGTTTAACATTCGAGTAGTGCGCAGAACGCAAGATAGCACGTCATCATTATTAGCTAATAATACGCTGTGGAGTTCGTACACAGAAATTTATGATACCAAATTTTCATATCCAAATACTGCGGTAGTTGGACTAAAATTCGATTCATCGCAATTTAGTGGTGTACCTCGCCGAAACTATTTAATCAAAGGTATGATAGTTAAAGTGCCTGACAATTACGACCCTGAGACGAGAGAATATAAAGGTTTTTGGTCAGGAAATTTCAAGCTTGCTTGGACAAATAACCCAGCTTGGATATTTTACGATATTTTGACCAACACACGTTACGGTATGGGGAATCGCATCAGTCAATTCGGTGTCGATAAATTTGCGTTATATACCATTTCTCAATATTGTGATCAGTTAGTCGATGACGGTTTCGGTGGCAAAGAGCCAAGATTTACCTGTAATTGCTATATTACCGAGCAACGACAGGCGTATGAGGTTATTCATGATTTATGCTCGATATTTCGGGCGATGCCGATTTGGGACGGTACACAATATACAGCCGTTATGGATAGACCAAGTGACCCTGTGGCGATTTATTCAAATGCGAACGTTGTCGATGGTCAGTTCAACTACACGTCAGCCGCGCAAAAATCACGGCATACAGCTGTGCACGTACGTTATATTGACCCCAATAATAACTGGGAGACCACAACCGAATACGTTGCTGATGATGAGTTAATTAAACGATTCGGGTTGAATGTTGCTCAAGTCGATGCATTTGGCTGTACATCGAGAGGGCAGGCACATAGAGTTGGGAAATGGCTAATTCAAACCGAAAAATTAGAGACACAAACCGTTACATTCAATGTAGGACGTGAAGGTATTAGACATTTGCCTGGGGATATTATTGGTATTACTGATAATGATTTTGCAGGTACGACTATCGGTGGACGAATTTTAGAGGCAAATGGTAGTACTATTAAGTTAGACCGTGATATTGACATTAAAAATATGAAAAATGCGTATTTAAGTGTAACTGATACCAATATGCAACTACATAAAATTAAAATTCAAGCACAAGTCAAACCCAATCAGCTTGTTTTGGTAAATAGTGTTAGTGTTGATGATTATTCTGTTTGGGGACTATATGACAATAAAATCAAGCCACGATTATTCAAAGCTCTTTCCATTACAGAAAACAGTGATGGCACTTACTCTATCACTGCGCTAGAACATGAAACTAGGAAAGAAGAAATTGTTGATAACGGCGCTAAATTTGAAGAGGAAAGCGGTTCTATTTTTAGTTGGTTAATTCCGCCTGTAGAGCAGCTGCAGACTGAAATTATCCCTGAATCTGATCTATATCAAGCACGATTATCATGGTCTACACCTCGCACGATTCAAAACTTGAGATTCGAAGTAAAAATCTATCGTGATGATAAACTAATTAGTCGTGAAACTGTTAATAATACTGAATATTACCTATCAGACTTGCAACAAGGTAAATTCAATGCAACAGTCAGAGGAGTGGGAGAAGACGGGCGATTAGGTGATGAAAGAACTATCGCATTTTCAATATTACCACCAGCAAAACCTTCAGGATTAGTATTAACGCCAAGTGCATTTAATATTGCAGTTCGCCCAGTTATGACAGCAACATCTAGCTTAGGTACTCAGTTTGAATTTTATAAAGGCACCACCAAAGCAGAAGTCGAGGCACAGACCAACTACTTGGGTCGCGCCATGTCATTAACAGATGTTGACTGCACCCCAGATACCGAATATTGGTATGGTGTAAATGCGGTTAATGTTGTTGGGCGTTCAGAAATGTTTATTGCTAACACTCGAACATTAGTTGCAGAAAATGGCGCAGGTGGTCTATTTAGAATTCAAACAGGTGATGGTAAATTTCCTGCTAATGATAATGCAACGCAGATGTTTTATCGTGAATTTGGCTTTTATCCCGCTCGTGATACGACATTAATCATTTACTCACTAGCCTCTGACGGTAAAGTTTCGCACTCAGAAGCTAGGCTATACAACGGTGCACAGTGGATAGAGCCAAAAATGTTCATTGATGGCGATTTAATTGCAACGGGTACAATGCGAGGTGATAGATTAATTGCTGGTACAGAAATCAAAGCGCCGCTAATAACGGGCGGGAAAATGGTTGCCGGTAGTGTAATAAGCGCAGGGACACCTCCAGTATTTGAGTTACTGCCTGATGGCACCGTCAATGCTCGTAAAGCCAATATCTCAGGAAATATTTATGCTAATTCTGGAGAACTAAATAATGTAATCATTAACAAAAATTGTCAAATAAGAGGTACTTTGGATGTTAATCAAATAAGGGGTAACGTTCTTTCAGCAAAACTTTTCAAGAAAGAGATTAGGATTGTAGAGACAAACCCAAACCAAAACGTTCATGTAATGAACATAGAAGCATCTGGAGAGTGGCAAAAATTATGTTTTATCGAAGAAATTAAAGTTGTCGGAGGGGTAATGGGATTGGGATCTGACTTTGAAAATATTCGTGGGAGTATGCGTTTTTTATTTAATGATCAATACCCCTATGAAGTTAATAAATTTTACATAAAAGGGGTGGGATTTCGTAATTTAATTTTACCTATTCCTCCATTTTCCAATGGTGAGCGAGTTAAAATATCATTAACTATTAATAAACCTGCTTCGGTTTCAATTAAATATACATTATCTTTTAACTCCCTAGTTTTTCTAATGAAAAACTCAAACGGTTTTCTACCTGACTAAACGATTAATATCTATTATGACATTAAACACCTAAATGTCATTAAACAAATGAGAAGAAAATATGGCAAAAATATCAGGAATTTTAACGGATGGTGCAGGTCAAATTATCAATGACTGCACTATCGAACTATATGCAAAAAAAACGACTAGCAAAGTATTAACTCAAACGCAAACATTTCAAGTGTCTGAGAACGGCAAATATTCAATGAATGTATTGCCATGTGAATATGAAGTTAGCTTAATCATTAACGGTTTCCCCAAAAAGCGACTTGGAAAAATCAATATTTATTCTGATTCAGTAGATGGTACATTAAACGATTATTTAATTAATCCCGAAGAAAGTGACTTAACTCCTGAATTTTTAAAGCAGATTTTTGATGCTCGAAATGAAGCAATAAAATCAGCAATAGATTCATATACATCAGCGAAAAAATCAGCAGATAGTGCTAACCATGCTAATACATCAGAAACCAATGCGAAATCATCTGCCGATGCGGCGAAAGTAAGTGCTGCTGAAGCAGCAACAAGTTCACAATTAGCATCAAAATCGGCGATAACAGCAACAGATGCAGCAAGTGTTGCAACTACAAGTTCAGATACTGCGAAAATTTATGCAGATAATGCAAATAATTCGGCAAAAGAGGCTAACCAGTCAGCTATAAACTCGGCAAATAGTGCTAAATCCGCAAATACATCTGAAGTTAATGCAAAATCATCAGCGGTAGCCGCAAAAAATAGTGCTGACAATGCAAAAGAGTGGGCGTCAACTATTGACCCGCAGACAATTATGCGATATTGCGGCGATTTAGATAATATACCTCCCAACCATCTAGGAGCATTGGCTAAAGGAATATATTATCAAAAACATGATGCTAAGGCGCTCGTGGAACTAGGTTACCCGATTCAAGAGGCAGGGTCATTGATAATTTTACCGACTTTGACCGAGGGCAACCAAAGCTGTGTACAAATATATACACTCTATAAATCAGGTCGTCAATTTATTAGAAATTATAGAGGTAGTACTGAAGGCGGATTTTGGGAAAATTGGGTAGAGCAAATAACTACAAATAATATTTCAGCCGATATTGCCAGAGCTTTACCTGCAACTAAAAGTGTAGTAAATGGCGTACCTACCTACTCAGTAGGTGATCATGTAGTCTTTAAAGATGCAATCGGTGAATTTCGATTGATGCCGTTCCGTGCTGGTGAATTGCCGTTTGGTTGGTATTTTAGAAACGGTGATAACTATCTGTTAAGTTCACCACAAGGTCGTGCTTTAAATGGGTTATCTGCTAATTATAAACGTGATCATCAAATAACAATTAAAGAAATTGATGGTCAGCAATATATTAATGTACCGTCCGCGTTTGCACCAGATGGTAGAGGATTTTTTGAAAGACCTGCAAATGGAACTACTCGCCAAGTAGGTAGTGCTGAGGATGACGCAATTAGAAATCTGTATGGCGAAATTCACCATATTTTTCACTGGAAAGATACCGTGCCGAACGGTGTCTTCAGAAAATTTCGAAATGACGATGGTTCTGGATTGAATAATAGAAATTATCCAGTTACTTGTCACGTGTCGGATTCTGATTACCCAGAGCAATCGGTTTTATTTAATGCATCATGGTTTGTTCCAACTGCTCATGAAAATCGACCACTGAATATTGCTCTGACCCCTACGATTTATTTGGGCGTCTAAACACCAAGGTATATTACTGGTGTTAACCCAATATTAATCGGGCGATTCTCATGTGCTGTCGGCACAACTCGTGATGCATCAAATAGAATATCTACGTGCCAACCATGCGCATTGCCATCGTACGCCGGAGACGCGATTGCATTAATATTAAATGCTCCTGTGGCATCTAATGCCGATACTATAAAATTGCCATATCTGGCCCAAATATTTCTGATGGCGTCATCTTCTGCACTACCTACTTGGCGAGTAGGTAAGAAATTAAATAGGAAAAATTATGATTAATTATTATTTTGATAACACAAATGCACTAAAACCATATACACATCAATTAGACGCTAACGATGATACGTTACCACCAGATAATGCATTACGGATTGCGCCAGAGTTTAAAGAAGGCTTTCACCCATGCGAGAAAAATGGTACATGGGTTTTAGTTGAGGATCATCGTGATGAAATAGTTTTCGATATTGAAACTAAAGAATCGGTTAAAATCGATTATTTAGGAGAAATAAAAGAAGGTTTTACATCACTGGAGCCGTTTCAGTTTTCAAAATGGAACGGTAAAAAATGGGTTTTAGATGAAGATGACCAAAACGCATTTAAAGTAAAACAGAATAAAATGTTAAAAAACTCACTATTAAATGAGGCTAATGAAAATATATCCATACTACAAGACGCGATAGATTTGGACATGTCAGAAAACGGTGATGAAGACAAATTGAACGCGTGGAAAAAATATCGAGTTTTGCTAAATCGCATTGATGTATCAAATATTGCTGTAATATTTCCTGAAAAGCCCTAAATGGGCTTTATCGGGAATATGGCCTTAATATCTGTTGCGTCCAATTTCTTAAAGTTAATTCGGTACAATTTCCATTTTTTTAACATTGCAACATCGTCATCTGTCGCCTCGTCGAACTCTATTTTATCGTTGAGTATATCTATTTCGCTGTTAGCTTCTTTGAATAAAGATTCTTTAATTTGCTGATTTTGAAAGATTATTTGCTCTTCTGTAAACTTCATTGGTTCGGGAGCAACGAGAGTTAATTTGCCGTTTTCGTATTTTAACTCTTTCCCCTCTTTATTAGCTTTAATAGCCATTTCTGCATATTCTTGATTTGTAATAGTCATGTTAATATCCTCTTACTGTCCAACGAACCATCACTGCTCCTGGAATACTTGATGTGTAGGAAGCAAGCCAAAATCCAGTTGGATAAACCTCAGCATACGCAAACTCCGTTTGTGCCCATGGTCCGTTATTAACTTTATCAACACTTATTCCATAATGATATGATTTCATTGGTTTTAATAAATTAATAAATGTTCCATTTACCGCATTAATGCTCTTCGTTTCTATATACTGAGCATCAGATAGTTCAATATATCCGTCTGAATAAACTTGATACCACGCGTTATCATTATGGTATGATTCAACAACATAAGTACGATTATTGAGAATATTTAAATTTGTATTTATTGAGTTAATTTTATTATTAACATCTGTTAAATCAGTAATTACAGATTTACCATTGACAGTCGGTACTTTTTCAAAAGAAATATTATCACCTACTTGTTTGATAGATACTTTATGGCTATGTTTTTAACAATTTTTTACACAAAAGAAAATTGTATGGCTAATCCGAACTCTATTTAATTAAAACCTAAGTTGATTTGTTGGATAACTAAAAGAATTATTATTCACGTAGTTAATGAGCATTTTTTATTTATGTTTTCCTGTTCGTTGAATTTAATTTTTTCCATTACATCGTCCATTTAAATAAGTTTTTCTTGAAACAATATACATTCTCCAATAATGTTTGGACCATCCATAAAGTTAAATTCGAACCCTTCTTTTAATATTTTTTTCGGCGCTTTTTCTGACAAAAAAATTCTTCCTCTGCTATTGTCCTATATCTCTAATCTCTCGGCGAAATATTAAATTTAAAAACGATAATCCAACTTTCTTTTAACTCTGGTAAATAAATTTGAGTATGTAAAACCTTCGTTGATGGTAAAAGTCTTTTTTCTCCATCAAATATAGTCCTATCCCAATTAAATAGTGATTTTATTATTTACACTCTACTTTAATTGAATTAACTTTTTAACTTCAGTCTTTCCATTTAAATCAGCAACCTCAATAGCCCTCACAGAACCTATTCCATCTAAGTGATCTGCTTTATAAGCAACTTTTGCTACTGCATCATCTACATCAAAATACACTACATTTTTTCTTATATAAAATCATTATGTTAATTGTACAGAACCATGTATAGTCTATTTAAAAACTCGTTTTTTAAAGATTAAGCAATTGCTTCTTAAATTGTAGAAACAAAAGAGCCTAGAACTCAAAAAGAATAAGGTTGTCAGGTTTAAAATTTCGATTTAGCCATATGGAATGATTAGCGATAGCCCAGATATCTATTCCCCTAAAAAATGGAAAGCAACTACTTGGTTAGCGAAAGTTTTAATTTAGGCTAGCGAAGATTTTTGCAAAGTATAAAGAAAAAAGCTATTGTTCTAAATAGCCTCAAAAGATTAAATAGAATTATTTAAATGAAAAGTTATATTTTAATTCATGAGTTAGCTGGTTCACGTATTGTAGCACAATGTGATGATGTAAAATTACAGCAACTATTAATAGCTTTAGGTTTTATAAAAGAACAGAATGATTTTTTTATTAAAAAAGTTGATACAGAGCAACAAAGAATCCACATTATTAAAAATTTAATGCAAAATTATCAAGTATTATTTGCAGATGGGCAAGATTGGAGTCCCGCTCAATTAATCTTGTATTATAGAGATCAAGGAATTATTGACGGAAAAATTAAAATCATTTCTTGGCAAAACCAGCATAAATATAAAATTATAGAAGAATAGAAGCAGGTTGACTTTGGCTTTACAGGGAACAAGCGTAATTTAAATACCTATCTGTATAGCAAAATTCAAAAAACATCTACTAGATTCAGCAGATAATGCATGGTGAGATCTTTTTTAGAGCGAAAAGTATGAATAATTTATTATTAAAAGTGGATAAAGCAATTGAAAAAATTTCAAATTCTTCAATTCATGATATTAAAGTAAGTGAAAATCAAAGGGATATTATTTTGAATTATTTAGATAATGTAAAAAAAAATATGTTATCGAATAATTATTTTGAGCTAATCGATGGCGCTCAAATATCATATTTTATAATTGATTCATGGAATTATAAAGAAAGTCTCACAACTGAATTATTATCCATTATTCAAAATTATGAAAAATGGGTAAAAAAAATTAATAACTAAACAATAATAACCAATTAAAATGAGTTGGCCTTTTTGTTTCAACTAGTCAACACCATTATCCTCAATCGCACTATTTCATTCAGACCGAGGAAAAGAGTTTGATAATCAATTACTCGATAGTTGATTTGTGGTATTGGGTATCACTCGCTCATTGAGCCATAAAAGATGTCCTTACGATAATGCTGTTGCTAAAGCGATATTTAAGACAATTAAAACTGAATTTGTCAAAAATGAGATATTCACCAATACGAATGAACTAAGGCAATGTACTACGACAACGTTTTTCTGCTTATGCATATTGGTACAACAACAATCGACTGCATTCATCATTAGGTTACTTGACGACTATAACATTTAATAAACAGTTACTCCTTAATTTTGTTGTATAAAAAAGTGTAGACATTCCAGATGAATTAATATCTAATCCTAATTATAAACCTTAAAATCCCCCAAAAATAGAATGTCCTTAGAAGTATTAAATATTAAAGGATTAGATTTAAAGAATAATAAAGTAATAAATCTAAACCTAGAATTGTTTGAGAGTGATGAAGAAGATGTGGTTTCAATAAGTATTTATTATGATAATAAAGAAATCAAAAAAAAAGGAGAATATTGGTTCCTTGTATTTCAAGAATTAAAAGATTTATTATTAGATAAATATATAGGACTACAATGTTATGGTTCGTTAATAAATGTATATCCTTCACCAATGATGATGAATATGGGAGGACATAAAGCATATTTTTTAAAAATAGGAGAACCATCACTAAACAAAGACATAGTAAATATTTTTGATTATATTGATATTTATGAATTTGCTACCAAAGAGCAACAAGATCAGTTCTATAATAAATGGTTAAATTCTATAATGAACAAATGATTTCAAAATAATAACATTTAAATGAATAATTTTTTTCTTTTACCGTACAAAAGATATTTTCTCACAATGGTATCTATGTAATTTTATTATAGATCATAATTTTTTCAATGGTGCAGAACAATGAATGATGTATTCAAAAGCATTATTATTTAAAGATGTAGAAATAGCTAAAAAAATATTAGAAACTAAATAACCAAGAATACCAAAAGAATTAGCTCGCAAAGTAAATTTTCTTGATTTATCTATATGGAATGAATAGGCACAAAAGATATTTTATCAAGGGAATTTTGCAAAATTTAACCAAAATGAGCATTTAAAAAAGATTCTACTTTCCACAGGAAATAAAATTCTAGTCGAAGCTAGTCCTCATGATATTATTTGAGGAGTAGGTATGAATGAAGATAATCCTGATATTTTAGATCCTAAAAATGGAAAGGCACTAATTGGCTAGGAGAAGTTTTAATGCAAGTTAGAGAAGATTTAAGCAAAGAAAAAAATATAAGGCTATCAATAATCACAGCCTTGTATGTTTCAACTGCTTAGTTTATCCAGTAATTCGAGTTGATCCTCAGGGATAAGGATTTTAATAAGTTTTAAAGCTAATGCTGCTGGTAAGTTTTTGACAATGAAATGCTCAAAGTCATACGTAATCCTAAAGGCCAATTGATTCGTTTTGAATATGATGCTTTAAGAAGAACGGCTAAAATGGTTAATTCAAAAATTTATTCCTTTTTTGAGGGAATAATGTTTTATTACCTAATGGAGCTTTGAGCTAGGTGAGCAATCTTAAATTGTATCTGATGATTTAGGATTGCTTATTTTCGATAAATCTGAACCGACCCATAACGTTACTACTTGGCTGTATGAAGATGGAAGCTTAGTGCCAACTGCTAAAATATCGGATGATAACACTTACTTTATTCTATCTGATTATTTTGAAAGCCCCGCTCAGGCTTACGATAAAGAAGGAAAGCTTGTTTGCAGGTAGCGTTTGATATTTATGGTAGAATCTGGGAAGATAACTTTAACAATAAGCATTTCTTACCTTTTAGATTCCAAGGTCAATACTACGATAGTGAGATAGATTTGTGCTACCAAAGGCACAGATATTACGACCCAAATATTGGTAACTTTATAAGCCAAGACCCGATTGGTTTAGCAGGTGGAAACCCGACAATGTACGGTTACGTTAAAGATTCCAATACGTGGATAGACCCATTCGGGTTGGATGTTTATGGACTTTATACTACTGCCGACGGTTGGTATCCTGTACATACAAAAGGACAACCACAGCCAACTTCATACGTATTTATGAAAAAAGACGAGTTGTATAAAATAGGGGAATCAAAAAATTCGGCAAACCGTTATTCTACAATAGCTTTAGATGAGGCAAGAATAAACAAATCAGGAGCTAAATCCGTTGGAGTAGATGCCAATGGTAAAGTTATACAGGGTCAAACAGCTGGACTAAGAATGGACTTTTTTGACCAAGGAGGTACTAAGCAAGCTGACCGTTTATTAGAAAATCAATTATTAGAAGATTATAAAAAACAAAATGGCGGTAATTTACCTGCGGGTAACAAAACTTGTCATTAAAGACAATAACTTATGGGTACTTTTTTAAAGATAACTTACGAATCAAGATACGCTGGAAATTTTGAAAATAATGTAAAACAAATAAAAGTTGTAAGATATATAATTGACAATCTAAATAATATGGCGTGGCAAGAATCTATATCTAACCAATTGCAAAAAATAGATAGACATCATACATCATTAAGCATTATTTTGAGATTGTTTGATATAAAAGATATTGAAGCAGGTAAATTAAAGTCTTATGCACGATATAAACAAAAAGAAGATAAACTTGTAATAGACCAAATGCTTGTTTTAAATGAATATATAAATTTTCCAGAGGACGAAATGCGTAACAAACTTTGTAATGATATTTTTATTTATTTAAAAGAGATATTGATAAAATACAAAGACCGTTTTTCAGATTTTAATTCTATTGCTTTTATTCCTTTATTAGAAGAGCGAATTAAAAAAATAAAAGATAACGAATTTGAGGATAATTTTTATGAAACAGAATCTTTTGCTATGTTAAAAAAAGCTGAAGAGTTAAAGAAAGATATAAATAATAAACTCAATCCTTAAAGTTTTCATTTAAAAAAAAAACCAGTAATTGGTTGTCCAACTATTGGGGGGCACTTCATCGAAGCGGTTTTTTACTTTTACAGTGCAGCAATATTTTTAAGTTTTACGGATTTAATAAAGCCATCAAGGAGATGTAAAATATGGTTTTTATCTTCACTCTGCATATTTTCAAGATCACTTAAACGCTGTAACATAATTGGATCTTTAAATAAATCTGCTTTATCTGTTTCTCCTAATAAATATCCTACAGTAGTTTTTAAAAAACCTGCAATTTTTTTAGCTACCTCAATACTAGGGGGCATTTCATCTCTTTCATACCTGCCAATAACAGAAATAGAAGTATTCAACAATTTAGCTAATTCATCTTGTGTCATCTTTCTTTCCTTCCGTAAAGAGGCTACTCTTTTACCAAAATTATCCATAATAAAAAACACTTAAAAGGGTTATAAAAACCGTGATTTAACTTGGATAGGCTACACTAATTCGTACAACTTTTTTAAGGGATAAGATAAACTACCCCAAAAAAGGAAAATACGATGAAAATAATACGACGAGAAAGACGAACCTATACAGATGATTTTAAATAGCAGATGGTAACGTTATATCAACAAGGTAAAACCCGCAGTGAATGAGTTTTACAGTATGAGTTAACGCCATCAGCGTTAGATAGATGGATAACACAATACTCCACAACGGGTTCATTCAAAACTAAAGATAATCGAAGTACTGAAGATAATGAGTTGCTAGCCTTGCGCAAAGAGAATAAACGGTTATTGATGGAAAACGAAATCCTAAAGCAAGCCGCACTGATAATGGGACGAAAATCGCAGTGATACCATCAAATCGACATCGCCATTCATTGAGTTGGTTGTGTCGATGTTTAGCTATATCAAGGCATTACTTTTATTATCAGTGCAATACGCGCCTTGAGAAAAAAGTTTTAAAGTATGCACAAGAGATTCAATCTATTTTTAATCGTAGCTATCAATCTTATGGTACGCGAAGGATACGAAAAGCGTTGTCAAATCAAAGTATAATCCTATCGCGTTGTTATGTGGCTAAAGTCATGAAAGTATTATCATTGAGAGCAAAACATACCGTAAAACGGTATAAAAACATTTTTATAGAAGTTAATTCTTTTGCAATTGCTATCTTTTACAATAAAATTTTACTGTTAGCTTGAAAACAAATGTCATTGTCGCTGATTTGACTTATATAAAAGTGAGGCAAAAATGGAATTATCTGGGGGTATTACTCGCACTCTCAGCATGAAAGATATCCGGATTGGACAACACAAAACAGCCGAGCTTGTTATGCAAGCATTAAGCCAAATTAAAGCTATATTATCCTCAATCGCACTATTTCATTCAGACCGAGGAAAAGAGTTTGATAATCAATTACTCGATAGTTGTTTTAGGTATTGTGGATCACTCGTTCATTGAGCCATAAAGGATGTCATTAGTAGGGAAATATGGATTTAAGAGAAGAATTTATAGAAGGATTACGGCTTATATTCAAACAAGGTTATAGTTCAGAATTAGCCACTAAATATGCTTTTGATTTTTATTTGAAGCATAAAATATCTGACAAAGATTTGTATGATATTGTTGAAGATATTATGATTATAGATGCAGGATCAGAATTTGAAATGACCGAGGGTGAAATTAAAAAATTAGTAAAAGAAAAATTAAAAATAAATTTATAAAACCAAGAGGCTGCCTCAAAAAGAGACAGCCTTTTTCATTTAATTATTTACTTTGTCTAAGAGTTCCAGTTCAGGTTCGGGAATAAGGCATTTAATGAGAGATAGAAGATTGTACATATTCCAATCGTTTCCGATATTACGATAGTAATTCAGGAATTTATATAAGCAAAGACCCTATCGGACTTGCTGGAAATAACCCAAATTGGTATGCGTATACGCATGATAGTAATGTTTGGGTTGATGGAATTATTTAGAACTATGACTAGAGCTGAGTATTTTGATACTCTTGAAAATGGATGGCGCATGGGAGGAGATAGTGGAGGAATGATGGCTAAATGGTTTGCAGAAAGTTATGAAGGTGCTGTAGAATTTGGTCATAAATTAGGCCATTTAGAAGGAGATAGTAAATTTTGTGTAGTAGGATTTGAAATAGATAATGATATAGCTAAAAAGGCATGTATAGCTGATTATGATTTGGATGGAATAGGAAAATCTAGAGCTATAGAAATTGATGATTTAAATAAAAAAACCTACCAAAGTTACAAGTGTTAATTCTCATCGAGTAAAATATAAATAGAAATTATGAAATGTTTAATTAATTGGAATAAAAATATATTTGACGGAGAAAAAAGGCTTTTGCCTTCAACTAAACTTTTATATACGCAAATATATTTACCTGAAAGCAAACAAGGATGGAGTATTGCTTTTAAATTTGATATTTCACCAAGAGATCAAGGATATAAAACAATAGCTAATGAAGTGTTTTTTTTATCAGAAGATGCACCAAAGGGAATACTTAAACAAGGTTTTAAATTTGATTATATGGATGGAGCTCACAAAGTTGGTGAATGTATATTGTTTGAAAATAAAATTTTAGAAATTGAAGATATAATTGATAGAGTTAAATTAATTGAACAGGAAAAACATGATTTAAAAATGTATATCAGTTCTATAGATAATAATTCTCTTAATTATACCAAAGATAATTTAGAATATTTAGTTAAATATAGTTCGGAATATCCATATATATTTTCTTTTGTATTAAATATTGATAAAAATATAGCGTTAAAATATTTATCAAATAATTATTTAGTAAAGCTAAGCAATACATTAGAATCATCTAATTTACCTCTATTCTTATTTAATATTGAAAAGTTTTTAGGAAAAGATGAACTTGATATGTTTATTAAGAAACTTCCTAATGAAATTAAGGAGAATGAAATATTTAGAAATTCAATAGAGGAAATTTTATAAAGGGATAATTTATCACAATCGTTTCCGATATTACGATAGTAAATTAGTAACTTAATATAAGCAAAAAACCTATCGGACTTGCTGGGAATAACTCGAATGCGTATACTCATGACTTTAATAGGATGGTCGACGCGCTGGGGTTGGATCCATTTTTTAGAGGTACACCTATAGGGTTTAATGGAAGTAATGCTACTCAAAGAATAGGTATAACACCTGTGATGACAGAACCAAGAGTAGCAACAATATTTGCTAATCATTCTTCTAATTATGGAGAGGCTGTTGTACAAATATTTGATAAAGGTGCTATAGATTCATCTAAAATATTAGATGGTAATGTTTTAGCGTCATTTGAAAATAAAGTAGGAATAGATATGTTACCAAATGATTTAAGGTAATTAGCAACTGCTGAAATATCCGCAAAGGATGCAACAGCTATCTTAAAAAAATGGGGTATGATGTTCCTACTAAAGTATCTATTGGGGATCTATCCAATACATTTAAACAATTAGGATCAATGTCTGATGCAGAAATAAATGAATTTGTTAAAAGAACAAAAGCATTATGTAAATAAATAATATTATGAAAAATATATTTCAAGTTGAATTCTATGGCGAAATAGATATTAATTCATTTTGGGTAAATGGAAGATTTATAGAAGGAGATGTTTTAAATATTGGAGATATTTTTACAACTTTTAAAGATGATCTTAATATTAATGAAGTTAATTATAAAATTTTAGATATTTTAATGTATAAAAAATCTATTCCTACAATAGATATAGGTATGACAGGAAGAATAATTTTGCTTGGTAAATTTTCGTTTATTCCTAAAAAAAGTTTTGAGTTAATATGTAATAATAGATAATATATTATTTATAGAATAGAAATAACACCAAAAGCCAACTTATAAAAGTTGGCTTTTTCATTTAACTATTTTTCTTATCAAGGAGTTCGAGTTCCTCTTCAGGGATAAGGGAACGCATGAGTTGTAGAAGGCATTCGTCAACGCTTAAACTCTGTTCCGGTGCTTGCGCTCCAGCTTCGCTAACGCTTGCTTACCCTTGCACTCTTCACGTGTTTCGCTTCTCCTCATCCGCTGTTTCTTCGTCTGCTGGCGCATCCGCCACAGTTTATCTTTTTGCTCGCAGACTGGTGCAGCGCGCCACGGCGACGAAGTTCATTTGAAAATAAGTAAACCACCTGTGACACCGTTCACGGGCAGTTTATTCGCCAAAATAGTCTAAGGAATGGATTTTATTTTTGGCAAGATCTCACCGCTCGCGCTTGCACTCTCGCTTTACTGCTCGCAACACCGCTTAAAGCTCGTTTTTGTAACGAGTTACAAAAGACCTCGTACGTTTTTTAGTTGTTTATCCGCCAACTCAGAAAGCATCCTCTATAAACTACTAAAAATACGTCTAATCTTTTTATTTCATTTGGAAGAAAAAATTTATCTTTGATTCTATGAAAAGGTATCTGTTTTTTTTGATTGTACTTTTATCTTTTTATTTCAACTGTAACAGAATGAAGCTAAACGTAAAACCTCGCGCGAAGAAAAAGGATACACAGGGTTAGACCACAATCGTTTCCGATATTACGATAGTAAATCAGTAACTTATATAAGCAAAGACTCTATCGGACTTGCTGGGAATAACCCAAATTTATACGCTTAAACTCACGGCTCTAATACACAGGTTGACCCGTTCGGGTTGATGGCTTAACCTAAAGGTACGCCATATAAAATTGATAACACTGGTAGATGGCATGATTCAGACGGAAAATTTACAAAATTTGCATGGCCTCAAAATGATGGATTTTCAGGTGGTAGGAATACAGTAAATTTATCTCAAGGTATGTTGTTAGATAGATATGGTGGTTAGTTTGACACTGAAGGAGTTTTTAATCATAGAGGTAAATTCTTAGCAGAGTCAGGAGTTCCCTTTACAAATAGGGCTATGTTACCAGTAAAAGAAGGTACCATATTAACAACATATAGAGTTAAGAAATTATTTGAAGTTGATGCTGGAGATATAACCCCTTGGTTAGGTAAAAAAGGAGAAGCTCAACAATTCTTTACTAAAAATAAAACAATAGGAGATTTAATTGATTCAGGGCATTTGGAAGTTGTTGATCGAAAGATAATATGTCCTTAGAATTATAAAAATGGAAAAAGAATATATAACTTATCAAAAAGAGAAAGGCTATCCTACAGGAAAAAATATTTATTATGAATGTACATTGTGTAATACCAATGTAAATAGTTTGCCCGAAACATTTTCTGAATGTAAGTGTGGAAATATAATGATAGATGTTCCTATGGCAAGATTAATGATAAATGATAAAGAACATTTCAAAATATTTAAGTTTGTTAAAAATAAAAAATAGATATATATAATTGAAATGATCTAATTTCTTATCATGATAATGAGTATGAAGAACTATATTCAAACTCATTTTCTGAACTAATTGAAAAGAATTTATAAAAATGAGGCTATCCTTCTTTTGGACAGCCTCTTCTGTTTAATCGTTGAGTTTATCAAGCAATTCCAATTTGTTACTAGGAACCAGGCTTTTGATAAGAGATAGAAGATTGTACATATCCCATTTATTATGGTTGGAATATTTAGGATGTTCCATTTCAGCCAGTAAAGCCGTTTGCATAATATTACCAAGTGAATGCAGCGTATAACCTAGCTGCTGGTAATCTTCTAAATGTTTAAAATGGTTTAATGTGGTTAGAAATTGTTGAATTTCTTATTTTGAAAAATCGACCTTTTTGTTTAGGGTTGTCATAAAAATATTATAGAGAAGTTTCTACTTTTTTATGTACTATTTTAGGGGATAGTTACACTGAACCGACCCATAACGTTACTATTTGGCTGTATGAAGATGGAAGTTTAGTTTAGTGCCAACTACTAAAATATCGGATGATAACACCTACTTTATTCTATCTGATTATTTTAAAGTCCCGCTCAGGATTACGATGAAAAAGGAAAGCTTGTTTGGCAGGTAGAGTTTGATATTTATGGTAGAATACGGGAAGATAGCTTTAACAATAAGCATTTCTAACTTTTCAGGCAACTTGGTCAGTATGAGGAACTTGGAGGACGCTATTATAATCGTTTCCGTTACTACTCCCCCAAAACAGGCGCGTATATTAGTAAAGACCCGATTGGGATAGATGGTGGGCTGAATGTTTATGGATATGTGAAGGATATTAATTTCTATATTGATCCATTTGGGTTGGCGAGAAAACCAATGAGTAGTAGATTACCAGAAGGAAGTAGAACAGGTGTCTATGGTCCTAGTAATGGAACTCTTGTTAAAACAAATCCAGAAACAGGAGATATAATTCAAATAAGAACTTATGATTCTAATGGTAATCCTGTAAAAGATATAGATTTTGGACATGATCATGGTTTTGGAGATCCTCATGCTCATGATTGGGATTATCCATCAGATAAAGCCCCTAATAAAGTAAGGAGTGATGGAAGAGTTATTGATTCTGATGATTTATCGTTAATAGATGATGCAAAAAATGGAAAATTTACATGTGTATAAAGATTATCATGATATAAGTATTAATGGTATTTATCATGATAAAAGCCAAAATATTTTAAAATTACTTTGTGATAACTCTCAAGAGATTATTTTTTCAAATATTCTTCAGTTTGAATTTAATTTCTTTTCAGATCAAAATGTTATATTTGAAATCAATAGTTATAAAACAAATGAACTGCCAGTTCCCATAATGGAAGATTATCCTTTTTTAAAAAATTATATAAATACTGATTTATTAATTTTTTATATAAATTCATCAGTAGGATTATCAGGTGTAATTATTTGTGAAAATAAGTACAAATAGTTAGTAGTCGAATAGAATTTAAATAACAAAAAGCCAACTTTAAAAAGTTGGCTTTTTATTTTTAGCTTTGCCTTATGCAATCAGAAAGCCTAATAATAGAAATCCAACTACTCAATACTTCATTACAAAACTGGCTAGTATTAAAAAGTATTTTAGAACAGAAGTATGCTATTGAATATTTCGAAAAAGGAGATTTAAATTTTGAGCATTCTAATATTGAAAATCAATTAAAAATAATCTCACTTAATTTGGAGCTTACCTCAGAGTACAAAGGTGAAAATGTTATCTCTCTATTCACTAGTTCTGTTTATTCATTAACAATGGAAGAATTAAAGCCTGTATTTGATTTTATAGAATATATTGGTAGAACAATAAAAAATGAAATTCGGGTTTATGAAGCAGAAAGTAAAACTTTACTATTTACCTATAAAAATAATAATTGATTATTAAAAGGGGAAGAATAAAACTTATTTTAAAAAGGCATTCGTAGGCGCTCAAACTCTGTTCCGGTGCTTGCGCTCCAGCTTTACTAACGCTTGCTTACCCTTGCACTCTTCACGTGTTTCGCTTCTCCTCATCCGTTTTTTCTTCGTCTGCTGAAGCATCCGCCACAGCTTATCTTTTTTGCTTGTAGGCTGGTGCAGCGCGCCACGGCGACGAAGTTCATTTGAAAATAGGTAAACCACCTGTGACGCTGTTCACGGGCAGTTTATTCGCCAAAATGGTCTAAGGAATGGATTTTATTTTGGGCAAGATCTCACCGCCTGCGCTTGCACTCTCGCTTTACTGCTCGCAACACCGCTTAAAACTCGTTTTTGTAACGAGTTACAAAAGACCTCGTACGTTTTTTAGTTGTTTATCAGCCAACTCCTAAAAGCATTCCCTATAAACAACTAAAAATACGTCTAATCTTTTTATTTTATTTGGAAGAAAAAATTTATCTTTGATTCTATGAAAAGGTATCTGTTTTTTTTCATTATACTTTTATCTTTTTGTTTCAACTGGAACAGAGTTTAAGCTAAAAGTAAAACCTCGCGCGAAGAAAAAAGATGCACCAAGTTAGATCACAACCGTTTCCGGTACTACTCTCCTGAAACAGGTTCCTACATTAGCAAAGACCCCATCGGACTCGCAGGGAATAACCCGAATTTATACGCCTATACTCACGACTCAAATACGATGGTTGACCCGTTCGGGTTAAATGAGTGTGGATTTAAAGATGTCAATAAAAAAATACAAAGTATTTTAAAAGATTTTGAAGATAAAATTAAGAAACTAGCTCCTAATGCTCAAATAGGTTTTAGAGGTTCTGCCGCAACAGGCGTAAAAGGCCCTCATAAAGGAAATGCACCTTTTGATCCCACAAATATTGATGTTTTTATTGTTATTGACAAACTATATGATTCAGATGTATTTTCTAAAAATGATTGGTGGCGGGGAATGAGAAAAACTGGAGCAGGTGATATTGTTAATGAAATGGAAAATGTGTTTATTGATAGTTTTTCTGGATATAGATTTGACCCTAAAAACCTATGGATATAAGGATATTTAAATCAGGAAAAATAGGGAGTTTAATAGATGAAGGTGTGCAAATATTTTATAAGTATAATATTAAATTAATCAATAAAAATGAAATATTTTAAAGGAAATGTAATTTTTAAATATTCTGAAAAAGATATTATTAAAGTAGGTAATATATTATCTAAGTTAATTTTTGATAAAGAAGAAATGTTTTACGGGTTAGACAATTACTTACGTGATGAAGTTCCTTTTATTTATACCGATAATATATTAGGTTTTTATTTTGGAATTATGCAAAATCCAGAGCAATTAGATTTGTTTAGCTTAGAAATAAATGATGTGCTTTCTAAAGGTAATGATCAGCATATAATAGATATTACTGATAGATTAAAATTTGTTATAGAACAATTTCCAAAATTTGAAATAATAAAAGGTTAGACGTAATTGCTTATAAGAAACAAAAAAGCCAACATTTAAAGTTGGTTTTTTTATTTTTTAAGCATTGAGCTTATCCAAAAGTTCGAGTTCGTCCTTGGGAATAAGGATTTTAATAAGGGTAAAGATATTGTATAAGTCCAGCGGTTTGTGGCAAAGGGTAAGGCTTTTGCATTCCGTTTCTGCCAGTAAAGCTGTTGGCATAATATTACCAACTGAATGCAGCGTATAACCTAGCTGCTGGTAATCTTCAAAATGTTTAAAATGGTTTAATGTGGTTAGAAATTGTTGAATTTCTTATTTTGAAAAATCGACCTTTTTGTTTAGGGTTGTCATAAAAATATTATAGAGAAGTTTCTACTTTTTTATCTACTATTTTAGGGGATAGTTACACTGAACCGCCCCATAACGTTATTACTTGGCTGTATGAAGATGGAAGTTTAGTGCCAACTGCTAAAATATCGGATGATAACACCTACTTTATTCTATCTGATTATTTTGAAAGCCCCGCTCAGGATTACGATGAAAAAGGAAAACTTGTTTGGCAGGTTGCGTTTGATATTTATGGTAGAATCTGGGAAGATTGCTTTAACAATAAGCATTTCTAACCTTTCAGGCTGCTTGGTCAGTATGAGGATGAGGAACTTGGAGGACGCTATTATAATCGTTTCCGATATTACGAAAGTAATTCAGGAACCTATATAAGCAAAGACCCCATTGGGTTACTCAGCGGTCAGCCTAATTTTTATGCCTATGTGAAAGATACAAACACTTGGGTTGATCTATTGGGATTAGAAGGAGCTACGACACCCATTGGGGAATTACGCTCTGCAGGATTAAAAGATGCTCATTACGTAATTCAAGATGCAGCCATTAGAGATTACCAGAATACGATACCAATAAAGCACCTGGCGTTCAGTTAGAAGGTCCTTCTACGCAAATAGGAACTCCGCACTATAAAGCAACACAAGCCAAAGAATGGCAGGAGGAGGAACATATGGAGCAGAACGAAGAATTGGTTATCGAGCTCTAAGAGAAGTAGGTTTATCACTAGAACAAGCACGGGCAGCAATTCTTGACGCAGATAAATATTTCGAGTCTATTGGTGTAACAAAAGATACAGTTACACGTCGTCCTAGAAATAGAAAAGGATGTGGATAAAATCATTACTATGGAACAAAAGATTGAACAATATAAGCCACTTATAAAAAAGTTAGTAATTCGTATTTCGAACAAAGAATATGATTTAATTAAGACCAATGGGCAAAACGGAAGAGTTAATATTGAAGATTTGAAAAGAGTTATTGACGATTACGGATGTACTATTGTTTCATTGCCTGATAAGGCATTCTCAATAGCAGAAGCATACGATATTACCTCTGAAAATAGAATTGATATTTATTTACCCCTTTGGACAAAAGAGGAAGGGAGAAGTGATTTAACATTGTCATTGTCTTGCTATAACGACAATGGAGTGCCAAAAATTGAAATTAATGATATAAGAGTCTTGTAAAACTGAATTGTATACAAACATTAAAGCCACTCAAATGAGTGGCTTTGTTTATTTTACAGTGCAGCAATATTTTTAAGTTTTACGGATTTAATAAAACCGTCGAGCACGTGCAGAATATGGCTTTTTTCGGTGTTGTCCATTCTGTCGAGTTCAGCGAGCCTTTGGAGCATTACTGGGTCTTTAAACAAATCGGCTGCATTCATCATTAGGTTATTTGACGCCGATGGCATTTAATAAACAGTTACCCCTTAATTTTGTTGTATGAAAAAGTGTAGACATTCCAAAAATTTATCTTTGATTCTATGAAAAGGTATCTGTTTTTTTCATTATACTTTTATCTTTTTATTTCAACTGAAACAGAGTTGAAGCTAAAAGTAAAACCTCGCGCGAAGAAAAAGGATGCACAGGGTTAGACCACAATCGTTTCCGATATTACGATAGTAATTCAGGAATTTATATAAGCAAAGACTCTATCTGACTCGCTGGGAATAACCCAAATTTGTATGCTTATACTCATGACTCCAATACGATGGTCGCCCCGTGGGGTTGGATAAAAAAATAAAAGTTTTTTGGTCTGGAGGGAGACTAACTCAACAAACTGCTCAAGAATATGCAGAAAGTATTGGAGGAACTATTCTTGAAATGACACCACAAGGGAAAGCTTTGGAAGCTTGGACTAAAGATATGGATTGGGTTGATGCTGAATCATTATGGAAAAAAACTTCAGCTGATTTTGCTGCTTCTACTCCAAAATCTCGAACACATACAATTGCTTTTATTGATTCCTCTCGATATAGACGGGCTGATAGTGTATGGAAAAAAATAGAAAAACTAATTCTTGACAAAAAAGGATTAACAACAGAAATTAGAGATATAAATTCTAACAAATTAAAAACAGGAACATGGCCATAATTAAAGATGAAATAGCAGAAGACTATATTGTAATTAAAGGAAGATCTGGAATAGAATATTTTGATGCAAATAATAATGAATACTTTATAGATAGTGAGATGGTAGTAAGTGAAGATTATGATATTGCAATTTATCCAGAAAGTTTAATTCAAATAAATAAAAATAATACTACCTCAGAAGTAAAGAACAAAAAGCTAATACTTGAACGTATATGTAAACTATGTAGACAAGGAAATATCAAAAGTCGTTTTTTTCTTGATCAATAAACTTTCACTAAAATAATGAATTAGTTAATGAATATATAATCTTATAATCAAAAAATTATGAAGAAATAAAAGAGGTGATGTAGTGTACCTAAAAAGTGATAGTCCGGCTATGACAATAGTTAGTATATTTTCTAATAGTGTGATTATGAGTGTAATTACTTTTTAGATGGAAAACTTATTGGAGTTACTTTATATAAAGAATCCATCACTAAAAAACAACCCGATTTCAAAACATCAATTACGTTTAGTTCACCAAAGATACATTAATAAGGTACTACCTTATTACTTTTTTGAAGTTTACAAAAAAAACAAAAGCCAACTTTTATGAGTTGCCTTTTTTTCTTTTATTTTTGCCTTATGCAATCAGAAAGCCTAATAATAGAAATCCAACTACTCAATACTTCATTACAAAACTGGCTAGTATTAAAAAGTATTTTAGAACAGAAGTATGCTATTGAATATTTCGAAAAAGGAGATTTAAATTTTGAGCATTCTAATATTGAAAATCAATTAAAAATAATCTCACTTAATTTGGAGCTTATCTCAGAGTACAAAGGTGAAAATGTTATCTCTCTATTCACTAGTTCTGTTTATTCATTAACAATGGAAGAATTAAAGCCTGTATTTGATTTTATAGAATATATTGGTAGTACAATAAAAAATGAAATTCGGGTTTATGAAGCAGAAAGTAAAACTTTACTATTTACCTATAAAAATAATAATTGATTATTAAAAGGGGAAGAATAAAACTTATTTTAAAAAGGCATTCGTCGGCGCTCAAACTCTGTTCCGGTGCTTGCGCTCCAGCTTTACTAACGCTTGCTTACCCTTGCACTCTTCAGGTGTTTCGCTTCTCCTCATCCGCTGTTTCTTCGTTTGCTAGCGCATCTGCTAAAGCTTCTGTTTTTTGCTTGTAGACTGGTGCATCGTGTCGCGGCGACGAAGTTCATTTGAAAATAGGTAAACCACCTGTGACACCGTTCACGGGCAGTTTATTCGCCCAAATAGTCTAAGGAATGGATTTTATTTTTGGCAAGATCACACCGCCCGCACTTGCACTCTCGCTTTACTGCTTGCAACACCGCTTAAAACTCGTTTTTGTAACGAGTTACAAAAGACCTCGTACGTTTTTTAGTTGTTTATCAGCCAACTCCTAAAAGCATCCCCTATAAACAACTAAAAATACGTCTAATCTTTTTATTTCATTTGGAAGAAAAAATTTATCTTTGATTCTATGAAAAGGTATCTGTTTTTTTTGATTGTACTTTTATCTTTCTGTTTCAACTGAAACAGAGTTGAAGCTAAAAGAAAAACCTCGCGCGAAGAAAAAGGATGCATCAAGTTAGATCACAACCATTTCCGATATTAGGATAGTAATTCAGGAACTTATATAAGCAAAGACCCTATAAGACTTGCTAGGAATAATCCAAATTTGTATGCTTATGTATACGACTCTAATGCAGCGGTTGACCCAATGGGATTAAGTGAGTGTGGAGTTCATTCAGATTTTGATTCTGGAGCTTCTTTTTTGATGACAGGAGATGCTTATGATTTTTTTGGTAAAGGAAAAAGCCATTTAGCTAGACCAGATGGACAGCTCGTCGCTCCAACAAGTCAACTAGATGATTCATTGAAAAAAAGCAAATGGTGATATTTCTGTGATTGAAAAAAGGATTAGGTATACTTGCAAAAGATTGGCAAGGTAAAAGAGAGTCATATAAGATAGCTATACCTAAACCTACAGATCATAATTTTAGACTTCCATCGTCTGATTTATCAGGAGATAATGCGTTATTTATACCGGTAGGTACAGCCTCTGGAGGTATTGCAGAAGTAGTGGTAGATCAGGTACCGTTTATTAAGTAATAATTACAAAAGTATTATAAAAATGGTTATAAGAAAAGACATTAATGAATTATTTATTCAAGCAGTTCAGAAAGATCAAATATTTGATTATTTGACAGGTCAAAATGGATATGAAATTCGATTGAATGAAGCATACATGCCCACAGATATTATTTCTGCAACATTTAAAATAGATGAATATTTGAAAAATAATCCAAATTTTGATAAAAAAAAGATAATTGATGCTTTTTATAAAATGAGTAGTGATTCAGAATGGTCTTGGTTGATAGTTTATTATTCAGCATATTTTGAACGAAGAAATATGCAGTTTTTGCCTCTTAATGAATTATATGAAAATGTAAAAAGTAATAAGGTGCAATTGTGTAAAAATAATAATTGGATATGTTTTAATTTGGCGCCAAGATATAACAATTTATGGGATGTAATAGTTTTTGAGAATAATAGATTTATAAATGATGGTTATAGGCTACCAAAATTAGAATAATTAAATGAACAAGCCAACTTATAAAAGTTGGCTTTTTTCTTTTATTTTTGCCCTATGCAATCAGAAAGCCTAATAATAGAAATCCAACTACTCAATACCTCATTACAAAACTGGCTAGTATTGGAAAGTATTTTAGTGCAGCAGTTTGATAGCAATACGTGGGTCGCTCCATTTGGGTTAAGTTAGAAATTAATTAGATATTCTAATACTTACGACTTTGTGGCCATGCCCTAATAGGAGTAACAGAGAATGGAACTACTACTTATATTGGACAGTGCCTAGAGATTGTTTTAATTATAATAAAATACCTAAAATTAGGATTGCAGATATTCCTAGAGAACTAAGTTATAATCATATAAAGTATTTAAATAGTTCTAATTTGCATTCAGTATTTTATGATATAGATGGAACACAAATGTATAATTTGAAACAATATATTAAAGAGTTTAAAGCTGGTAGCACATCAATTAATGGATATAATTTACGAGATAGGCAATGTGCAAGTTTTGCGTACGTTGCCACTCAAGAAGCAGATATAAAAGAATAAAAATGTCTTGGTATAAATGGGTTACGCCTGCTACATTAGCTAAAAAATAGATTCTTTAAAATCTAAAATTAAATGTTTAAGTTAATTTCACTAATAATTTTTTTAATAATATCTTTATTAATTATGTTTTCATTTTTAAAACCTAAATTTTATATCAAATCTTATAAGGAAGATTATCACTCTTTAAACCTAACTATCTATTCTCAATCTGAAGAGTGTGGTTTTATTAATATAAATGATGAAAATATTATATTTCAATATTCATCAAGATTAGTTGGAAAAAAAGGTTTAATTAATATAAGAGATGCTAAACTATATTTTAATAAAGATACGTTTATGATTAAAAATCAAAAAGATAAAATTATTTTTTCTCTTCAATGTAATGAAGAAATATATAATAAAGCTGTAAACTATTTTAATATAAAAAAAGAGAGAGTAAATGATGCCAAAAATAAATCTAAACGAGATTTATTTCTGGAAAACTAAAAAATAAGCTAAAAATATTTAGACTATGCAAAAATATTTAAGATTATTAGAAGAAATAGCAAACGAATGGGATATATTCTATCAGAATCTCAATGCAACTTATGAAGATAATGTTAAAGAAAAACAAAAAATAAAAATTATAATTGAGCAATTTTATAATGATAATTCTTTAACACAAGAAGATAAAAATGAGTTATTAGTTAAATTTATAAATTTTTTAACAAAATACTCAGGTTGTGCTGAAGATTTAGAAATATCTGAAAATCTACTTGGTTCTTTAGAAAGTATGAAAATAATAGATCAAAAATATTTTGATTTATTTTATGCTAATACTTCGACTAATAGGTGGATGTAGTTATTTATTATTTGTTGGTAAAACCAATGTGATAATAAATTTTCAATATAAAATAACAAGCCAACTTTTATAAGTTGGCTTGTTGTTTTTTAAGCATTGAATCAAGCTTACGATGAAACAGGCAAGCTTATTTGACAAGTAGAGTTTGATATTTATCTAGAATACGGGAAGATAGCTTTAACAATAAGCATTTCTAACTTTTTAGGCTGTTTGGTCAGTATGAGGATGAGGATGAGGAACTTAGAGGACGCTATTGTAACCGTTTCCGATATTACGAAAGTAATTCAGGAGCTTATATAAGCAAAGACCCTATCGGACTTGTTGGGAATATATTTCAAACAGGAAAAAGTCTTGATACATTTAATGAAAATAGTGTATCTTTTGAAAATGTTAAGATTGAAGGTAAATAATCAAATTTTATAATAATGATTACAGCTGAAGAACAACAGTTAATCTATAAGTTGCTAACTAATAAAATAGATTTGGATAAATTTTATAGTGAATATTCTATAGATTTAAGACAAAGTATCGATTATTTTTACTTAAATTTATTGGATTCGATTGCTAGAGAGAATGTTGAGCAAGTAGAAGTAAGCTTAGATATTATAGAGTATTTATATGATGAAGAATATATAAATAAGAATATTGATAAGGTTTATAAGCAATTAATTGATAAAATATGGGTACCTTATTACCTATTAGAAAGAATTTTAGATTCATTAGAGGTATGTAAGGGTAATATTAAATATTATCTAAAAATATTGCATATTAATAAATTTCAAGAACAGGATACTGAAAATATAGAAACATTTATGGTTCCAATCTGGAAAAAATGTCTTTGGAATTTATATAAAGTAGGTATCAATAATGAGATATTAGGTATCTTAAAGCAATATTTCGATTCTCCTTATGAAGAATTAAATAATACAGCTAAAACTCTAATACAAAAAACTGAATTTAATCCGCTTCAATAATTCATTTGATTTTCTAGTTCATTATTTAAAATGAGTTAGTGTATTTCTTTAAAAAAATCTGTAATATCATCAATTTGAACAATCCAATCTTTTTAGATATTTTTTAACAGCTCCACCCTTTAACCCTATTTGAATAGATTTATAATCTAAATTCTCCAGTTTAATACTTTTTTCAGGATCCCACTGAATACGAACAACTGTATTGTTCAATTTCCCTTTTTAATTTTCATAAGTTTTATAAATATGCTTTTTAAAAATAAATAAACAGACATTTTCCAAAGCCTATTAAAACCTTCTCGTTTTATTTTAATTGCTAATATATGTTCTTGTTCTTTCTCCTCAGCACATCCAGATCTGTACATCATCGATAAAAAGAAGGTTTAATCCAAGTCATTCTTTCAACTTTAAAGGGAGGTACAAAAGTTTGAGCCTTTACAGCAGGTAAAGCAATTTCTTTTCTCTATGCTTGATATACCGTTATTGTTTCTTTATAAAACAACTCTTATTTCTTTATCTTTAATAGAATACAAATATAAATAAAATTCAACTTTTTGAGTTGGCTTTATTGTTTTTTTAAGCATTCAGCTTATCTAAGAGTTCGAGTTCGTCCTCGGGAATAAGAGAACGCATGAGTTGTAGAAGGCATTAGTCAACGCTCAAACTCGGTTTCGATGCTTGCGCTCCAGCTTGGCTAACGCTTGGTTAATCTCGCGCTCTTCACGTGTTTTGCTTCTCCTCATCCGCTGTTTCTTCGTCTGCTGGCGCATCTGCTAAAGCTTCTGTTTTTTGCTTGTAGACTGGTGCATCGTGTCACGGCGACGAAGTTTATTTGAAAACAAGAAAACCACCCGTGACGCCGTTCACGGGCGGTTTATCCGCCAACTCCCGAAAGCATCCTCTATAAACTATTAAAAATACGACTAATCTTTTTATTTTATTTGTAAGAAAAAATTTATCTTTGATTATATAATTAGTTATTGATATAAACACCTAAACTAACTTAAGATCAATTATGCATATTAAAATATCAATTATAAATTAAAAGCATTTAACTTTATGACAGCTATTATCTATAAGCTGGCTATAAAATTTATGACTATATATTCTTAAATTTATATTTATAATTCAAATATCCATTTATTAAAATCACTTTATCAAAATTAACAAACTAGCGAGTAAAATACTTCAATTTACTTATATGTCTCACTCTACGTTTAAGCTTACCTATTTTAAGTTCTTCAAACATAACTTCATCAATATTTAGCACTCTACAATGTTTTGTATAATCTTTAAAGTTTATTTTAGATGGGCTAGATTTAAAATATTTATAAGTATCTAATGGGCAAAAAAGAGTGTATGAAGATAAATTGAAAAATTTTTCTCCTCTTAAAAGATAAAAATTACTATCTTCATCTAAATCCTTAAGCTCCCAAATTGGATCATAAAAAATATTTTTCGCAAAATCATTTTTATTCAAAATAGCTACATAAGGGGTTCTATCTATAATTAAGTATTGTTCAAATATATTATGAAAAAGGTTATTATAAAAAATAGCTAAAACAAACGAAATAACTAAGATTAAAAAAGCTATACAACTTAGAATTATTTTATATGAATTATAGAACATGTAATATATAATTGCAGGAAGATATAAAACAATTAGCAATATAGCATAAATCAATGTAAGCCAAAGAAAAATCCCAAGCAAACCCCAAAGCGAACTCTCATTAGATGATTCAAATTTAGCACCCGTGATATGCAAGAAAAACCACCTAATTAGTAAAAATGAAAAATACGCGGAAAAAAAATTAATAAAAACTAATTTATTATGAATTTTTATCCCATATCTAATATAAAAGTAACCTTTTGAATAAAGCAAATACACCAAAGCGGAAACAACTAAGGTTATATACATATTGAAACAGATTATCGCTAGTAAAAAAATTGATATAGTAATAACAAAAAAATGTAGAATAATTAGTACTATAATTTGTTCTATAAATGCCCGTTTACTTGAAAAAACAAAAGGTAAATCTTCACTAATAAGAATTTTAGGAAAAAATACAAACATAAAACTCGGGACGGCGCTTAAATAAACAATAGAGAACATACAGATATAAAAGACAATAAGAGGCATAAAGGTAGCTTGATTACCAAAAGCGATTTGTTGGAAAACATCAGTTCGATCTATACTACTCAAAAAACACCATACTAAAACCAACCCTAAAAAAGGGGTTAATATTGTGAATAAAAACTTAATGAATTTGAATAAATTTTCCTCATAAAATTTCAGTTTTTTTCTTTTTTGTCTTGAATATAATTTTTTAACCATCTTAATCCTAGTTAGTTTTGAGTATTAGAAACCGATATATTTTATAAAAAATTAAGTTAAGATTAATTTTTTTATAAAAAATGCTAGACCTTTCACTAAAAAATCAATATAAACTAAAGTCTAGTATTTTAATTGCTGATAAATAAATCTAAATGTAGAATATTTCACCAGTCCATTAAAGTCAAAAAATATTAAAAAAAATATCAATTATAAAAAACATTAATTAAAAAAATACCTTTTTACATGACTTTTCTTTCCTTATCAGGTAACAAACTTTAGTACCAATAATTTGATGTTAATTTTATTGAGGTTGTGAACTTACATTAATCACTAATTTAGCCATAGCTTAACTATGTTAAATGTATTTGCTAAAAATCGTTTGTACCACTTTTGGGGTACAACAATTAAGTGTTATGGTTTTTATATGTATCTATCAGTTTTAACTCTTGGTCAGCTATTCTTTTCTTCTAATTATCAATTCGTGCAAATTTTAAGATCATTGGCCCCATTTGCAGTTTTTTATTTTGACCATTAAACGCAATAATTTGGAGGCATATTGATGACTGATTAGGATGAAAAAACGTTAATTTTTACCTTACTGTTAAGGATATTGCACAACTTGCGTAGGCTCATTATTTTCTCATCAACAAAAAGGAATCATCGCAATATGAGCAAAGATCCTATAGGACTTGGTAGGAATAACCCCAATTTATATGTGTATGTCTTCGACTCGAATACCGAGGTTGCCTGTTCGGGTTGGAAAATTGTGGGTTATCTGGTAAAAAAGTGGAAGGGAGTGCATATTGAGATGATATGCCGGATAGAGTTTCTTCAATTTGGACTCGCCGTCAATGGAATGTTGCGGTTAATCATAGAGATACTAAACCTAGAGTAGGTGGTGTTTATGCTAGGATAAGCCTACAAACAGCTTATAAAGAAATTACATGTTACCTTCCATTAGGGGATAAGGTTTTAGTAACAAAAGAATTTTCATTAGAGAATGTATTAGATTTAATAGATCCAAATGTTAGGAATAAACTTAATGTATCTTTAGATGATATTATAGCCCTAAGCGGTAATTATGATGTTACTCAAAACTTGGAGATTTTGCAAAATCTAACGGTTTTGCTGGATACTAGCGCCTTCTGCACAAGATATTGCAGGTAATAATATTATAATATTTAATGGATTATAAATTATGTATGAATTAGAAAAATACTATATAGGAGATAAATGGGAAAGTTTTGTTCATTCATTTGAAGATATATGGAATAAGAATTATTTAGATGAAAAAAAGATAAATTTATTAACTTTATTAAACAATCATACTGATCTAGCTAAAGTTGTGTATGGTAAAATTGGCAAAAATTATGAAGAATGGTTAAATTATAAAGCCCCTGTATTAGATTATTTAACTCCACTGGAATGTCTTAAATCAAAAGACTTAATTAATAGATTAAGAGAAAGTTTAATGAGAATGCCTTAAAAAAGAAGAATCCAAATCAAAAAGTAGGATTTTTTGTTTATTTAACTGTCCAACTTATCCAATAGTTCCTGTTCGTCCTCGGGAATAAGGATTTTAATAAGGCTAAAGTCTTATGACTGTTGGTAAGTTCGTTACATTGGCATGCTCAAAGCCGTACGCAATCCTAAAGGCCAATTGATTCCCTTTGCTTATGATGCTTTAAGAAGAACGGCTAAACTGTTAATTCAAAAATTTATTCCTTCTTTGAGGGCATAATGTTCTATTACCTAATAGAGCTATGAGCTAAGTGAGCGATCTTAAATTCTACCTGATGATTTAGGATTACTTATTTTGGATAAATCTGAATAAATCCATAATGTTACTACTTGATTGTATGCAGATGGAAGTTTCGCGGCGACTGCTAAAAATTTAGGATGAAAACAGCTACTTTATTCTATCTGATTATTTTGAAAGACCCGATCAGGTTTACGATAAATAAGGAAAGCTTGTTTGCAGGTAGTGTTTGATATTTATGGTAGGATCTGGGAAGATAGCTTTCACAATAAACATTTCTAACCTTTCAGGCAGCTTGGTCATTATGAGGATGAGGAACTAGCAGGACTCTATTGTGACAGTTTCAGATACTACGCCGCAAATACTGGGTTTTATTTGCGGAAAGAGCCCGTCGGGTTATAGGGTAATAAGTCTAGTTTTACAGAAGCTTTACAAGATGCAAAAGTTACCTGTACACAAGATATGAATTATGGATAAAGTAACATTTTTACTCAATGAATATTTTCTTTTCGGAAAAGAAAAGTTTCAAAATCGAGAAGAAATTAAAAAAGTTCATATTGAAGATCAATATGAAAAAGATAATCAAGGGAATGTATATAAACATATCAAATATTTAGAATTTTTATTAAAAGAAGAAGTTTTAAATGAGAAAGATATTGATCTTTTAGATATAGAGATTTCATATAGAGAATATGATAATCAAAGAATAGAAATAAAAGGGCAGTTTTATACATCAGATGGAAATATTTTTGAAGAGTTTCATATAATTAGTAATCTGGAAAACATATTAAATGAAACCAAAAATTTTATTGAAAAGTGCTATATAAAGTATAATGAGATAATTAAAAACTACACAATTTTAAAATAGGCGATCTACTTTAGACAGCTTTTTTATCTCTACTTTAGGCAATCGGAAAGTTTAATTATAGAAATTAAAATACTCAATACCACATAACAAGATTGGTTAGGGTTAAAAAACTTTTCTGTCACTATAGCCCCGAAACCGGCACCAACATCGCTAAAGCCCCCATCCGACTTACTAGTAACAATCTGATTTAGCTATAGTTACGTGACAATATAAAACTTAATAGTATGCGTGGAGACTTCCAGTATTTTAATACCGCGCTTGAAACTACCTTGATGATGGAGGGGGGACATTCTCTATGCTGTTATCTGCACGGCAAGGCTTTTTCGAGTTGGCTTGCAAGTAGCTGGATGTTACACTAATATCATCCGTCCAATATCAATAAACATTCAAAGACAATTTACGCCAAATATAGCAATAAATCGAAAGGGCTATTCGCTGTTTCGTTATTGTCGCGACAGACTTTAAAGCCTTTGGTAAAGGTAAAGTTAAAAAAAGCAGAACATGGCGCAAACCACAGTAAGCTATTAATGTGGATACTGACGAAGCTATTAGTACGCAAGCCCGTTTTGTTAATGTTGGCGATAATGAAGTGCAAAGTCTTGTTGGAGCCAATCATAATGAAAGTAGGGAACACGTTGGGTAATGTGGCATCTAAAATCGCAGTAAAACTATACTCACCACTCTATGCTACTGCAATATGCGATTTGTTTCATTCGACTATTCATGCTATTGATACCGATATTTATAGCAAAGCAGAGCAAGAAGCATGGAGCCCAACACCTCCAGATTATCAGATGTGGTTAAAACGTTTAGATAACACTCAGCCTTGGATGGCTATCTTTGGCTCACGCCTTGCTGGGTTTATTGAACTTAAAGATGATGGTTACATAGACTGTTTTTACGTGCATCCTGACTTTCAAAAGCGTGGCGTAGCAAGAAAACTCTATGACCATATACTTGACTTGGCCCACCAGAAAAATTTTTCACAATTAACTGTAGATGCTTCAAAAGTGGCCATGCCAGTTTTCCAAAAATGGGGTTTTAAAATAAAACGGACTAACAAAATATACAGAAAAAATCAGGTACTGATAAATTACCATATGTATAAACCACTTTAATTTTTATTGCGGCCTTTGTACAGTAAAACTCCACTCAAACTAAATTTCTAACTGCACTTTTTTGAGGTATTTGGGCTTATATTTAAACCTAAATACCTCTAGATAAGTGACTATTTATTGCCATTTCCCTGTTTTAAGGCAACTTTTCTGCTGTACAGATCCCCCTTGTTTGATATCAAAGTTCATTAAGCTGCCTAGAAGATGTGCTTGGATTTGTTCAGTTAATGACGTTTTAAATTAAACCGTATTTACGAAAGCAAAGAATAAGTAAAAAACCTTATGAAGATAGCAGAAAAAGAGATACACATCTGGTTTACCTATCATGAAAAAATAAATCCCGATTTTTCTTTGACCAACTACGGTCACATAGTTTTAATACGGCCACATAGTTTTAATACGGCCACATAGTTTTAATACGCCCACATAGTTTTAATACGTCCACATAGTTTTAAAACACCTACCTAGTTTTAATGCCGGTTTACCACCGGCCATTGCTGCGCAAGCTAAATTGGTGTACGAAAATACTTGACCACTACAAGTCCATTTGAAAAATTAGTAAACCAACAGTGACTCCGTTCACGGGCGGTTTATCCGCCAACTCCCGAAAGTATCCCCTTTAAACTACTAAAAATAAGACTAATCTTTTTATTTAGAAGAAAAAATTTATCTTTGATTCTATAAAAAGGCACCTGGTTTTTGATTGTACTCCTATCTTTCTGTTTCAACTGGAATATACTTGCAGCTAAAAATAAACACCGTGCGAAAAAAAAGGCTATGCTAATTTAAACCACAATCGTTTCTGATATTAAAAATGCTCAAAGCCGTACGCAATTTTAAAGGCCAATTGATTGGTTTTGTGTAATGATACTTTAGAGAGAAGAACTGTTTTTATACCGTTTCGCGGTATATCCTGATTTCAATGATAATGCTTTCATTACGTTAGCCACATCACGACGCGATACGATTATGCCTTGATTTGACAACGCTTTTCGTATTCTTCGCGTACCATAAGATTGATAGCTATGATTAAAAAATAAATTGAATCTTTTGTGCATACTTTAAAACTTTTTCTTAAGGCATGTTTGGCACTGATAATAAAAGTAATGCCTTGCTATAGCTAAACATCGACCCAACCAACTTAATCAATGGTGATGTTGATTTGATGGTATTACTGCGATTTTCGTGCCATTATCAGTGTGGCTTGCTAGAAGATATCGTTTTCCATCAATAACCGTTTGTTCTCTTTGCGCTGGGTGAGTAACTCATTATCTTCAGTACTTCGATTATCTTTAGTTTGGCATGAACCTATTGTGGAGTATTGTGTTGGTCATCTCTCTAATGCTGATGGCTAACACAATTCTGTAAAACTAATTCACTGCGGGTTTTACCTTATTGATATAGCGTTACCCCTTAAATTTGCTGTATGAAAACATGTCGACATTCCATACTTCAAAAGCCGACTTAAATCCCCTTTTTCTGTTCTCTCCTAGGATAAAAAAATTCGTTGATGTATTTTAATCTTAATCAAAATAGCCATTCTATTAATGATTTTTTGTGAAAAACTCGTTATAGTTTTCTTGGATTTTTCTAAAAATCCTATTAATAATTTTGTATAAATTTTCTAAATACATTGGTAGTTAATATCCCTAAAAATCAGTTAAAAAGCATAAGTAAGTTTTCGTTGTTAATATAAATATAATATAAGGAAAAATTATGAAAAAAGGATTATTAGTCATATTATCACTCTTATTTTCTTTTGCCGGGTATGCAAATCAATGCAGTAAATATTGGCATAAGGAAAATTATAAAAAAGCGTTTACTCCCTGTAAAAAAGTGGCTGAACAAGGTAATGCTGAAGCCCAATATTATTTAGCGTATATGTATGATGAAGGTTACGGTACAAAGCAGGATAAACAAAAAGCGTTTTATTGGTATACAAAAGCCGCAGAACAAGGATTTGCTGAAGCACAACATAATTTAGCGTATATGTATGATGAAGGAGATGGCATAGAACAAGATAAGCAAAAAGCAATATATTGGTATACAAAAGCCGCAGAGCAAGGTAACTCTATTGCCCAAAACAATTTAGGGATAAAGAATTATTTCGGTGAAGGTACAGCGCAAGATAAAGTTAAAGCTGTATATTGGTATACAAAATCGGCAGAACAAGGATTTGCTAACGCCCAAAATAGTTTAGGAATTATGTATGATAATGGTGATGGCATAGAACAAGATAAGCAAAAGGCGTTTTATTGGTATACAAAATCGGCTGAACAAGGATTTGCTAAGGGACAACATAATTTAGCGGTTATGTATGATGAAGGAGATGGAATAGAACAAGATAAACAAAAAGCGTTTTATTGGTATACAAAATCGGCAGAACAAGGATTTGCTAACGCCCAATACAATTTAGCGATTATGTATTATAAAGGAGCAGGTATAGAGCAGGATAAACAAAAGACGTTTTATTGGTATACAAAATCGGCAGAACAAGGATTTGCTGACGCACAACATAATTTAGCGGTTATGTATTATTTAGGAGAAAGCACAGATCTAGATAACCAAAAGGCGTTTTATTGGTATACAAAAGCCGCAGAACAAGGATTAGCGAACGCTCAATATACTTTAGCGATTATGTATTATGAAGGAACACGTATAGAGCAGGATAACCAAAAGGCGTTTTATTGGTTTACAAAATCGGCAGAACAAGGTGATGCTGATGCCCAATATTATTTAGGAAATATGTATTATAATGGAGAAGGCATAGAGCTAGATAAGCGAAAGGCGTTTTATTGGTATACAAAAGCCACAGAACAAGGATTAGCTGAGGCACAATACAATTTAGCGATTATGTATTATTTAGGAGAAGGCACAGAGCTAGATAACCAAAAGGCGTTTTATTGGTATACAAAATCGGCAGAACAAGGATTTGCTGATGCCCAATACAATTTAGCGTTTATGTATTATGAAGGTGAAGGTACACAGAGGGATAAAATTAAAGCTGCATATTGGTATACAAAAGCGGCGGAACAAGGTGATGCTCAAGCACAATATCGTTTAGCGGTTATGCATGATAAAGGTGATGGTATTGAGCAAAATAGATCCTTAGCGAAAAAGTATTACCAACAAGCCTGCGATGGAGATTATCAAAAGGCTTGTAGTAAATTAAAGCAACTAACAGAATAATTAAATTATTTCAAAAAAACACCTTAAATCACCATTTTTCACAACAAGCACTCAACGAGTGCTTGTTCTGTTCTCTCCCCAAGATAAAAATGAGTTAATGTATTTTTAATCTTAATCAAAATATCTATTCTATTAATGATTTTTTCTGAAAAACTCGTTATAGTTTCCTTGGATTGTTTTATAACAATCCTATTAATAATTCTGTATAAATTTTATAAATGCATCGATAGTTAATATCCCTAAACTAACATTTAAAAATTATAAGTAAGTTTTCGTTGTTAATATTAATATAACATAAGGAGAATCATGAAAAAGTCATTATTAAACATATTATCACGCTTATTTCCTTTTGCCGGGAATGCAAATAAACGCAGCAAATATTTGCATAAGGAAAATTACGAAAAAGCTTTTACTTCTTTTAAGGAAAAAGCAGAACAAGGTGATTCAGAAGCACAACACAATTTAGGGGTTATGTATAATAAAGGTGATGGCATAGAGCAAGATAAGCAAAAAGCGTTTTATTGGTTTTCAAAAGCCGCGGAGCAGGGTTATGCTGAAACTCAATATAATTTAGGGATTATGTATGATGAAGGTGATGGCATAGAGCAAGATAAACAAAAAGCGTTTTATTGGTTTTCAAAAGCAGCAAAACAAGGAGTATCTAAGGCGCAATATAATTTAGCAATAATGTATTATCAAGGTGAAGGCACAGCGCAAGATAAAGATAAAGCAATATATTGGTTTACAAAAGCGGCAGAACAAGATATTGCTATGGCCCAATATAATTTAGCGATTATATATGGTAAAGGTGATGATACAGAACAAGATAAAGTTAAGGCAGTATATTGGTGTACAAAAGCTGCGGAGCAAGGTTACCCCTATGCACAATCTAATTTAGGGGTTATGTATGATAAAGGTCACGGCATAGAACAAGATAAGCAAAAGGCGTTTTATTGGTTTACAAAAGCGGCAGAGCAAGATATTGCTATCGCCCAATATAATTTAGCGTTTATGTATTATGAAGGTAATGGCGTAGAACAAGATAAACAAAAGGCGGTATATTGGTTTACAAAAGCGGCGGAGCAGGGTGATTCTGACGCCCAATACAATTTAGCGGTTATGTATGATAAAGGAGATGGTGTTAAGCAAAATAAATCTTTAGCTAAAAAGTATTACCAACTAGCTTATGAAGGGAATCATGAAATGTTTGTAGTAAATTTAAGCAACTAACAGAATAATTAAATTATTCCAAAAAACACCTTAAATCACCATTTTTCACAACAAGCACTCAACGAGTGCTTGTTCTGTTTTTTCCCCAAGATAAAAATGAGTTAATGTATTTTTAATCTTAATCAAAATAGCCATTCTATTAATGATTTTTTGTGAAAAACTCGTTATAGTTTTCTTGGATTTTTCTAAAAATCCTATTAATAATTTTGTATAAATTTTCTAAATACATTGATAGTTAATATCCCTAAAAAACAGTTAAAAAGCATAAGTAAGTTTTCGTTGTTAATATAAATATAATATAAGGAAAAAATATGAAAAAAGGATTATTAGTCATATTATCACTCTTATTTTCTTTTGCTGGGTATGCAAATCAATGCAGTAAATATTGGCATAAGGAAAATTATAAAAAAGCCTTTACTCCCTGTAAAAAAGTGGCTGAACAAGGTAATGCTGAAGCCCAATATTATTTAGCGTATATGTATGATGAAGGTTATGGTACAAAGCAGGATAAACAAAAAGCGTTTTATTGGTATACAAAAGCCGCAGAACAAGGATTAGCGAATGCTCAATATACTTTAGCGATTATGTATTATGAAGGAACACGTATAGAGCAGGATAACCAAAAGGCGTTTTATTGGTTTACAAAATCGGCAGAACAAGGATTTGCTAACGCCCAATACAATTTAGCGATTATGTATTATAAAGGAGCAGGTATAGAGCAGGATAAACAAAAGACGTTTTATTGGTATACAAAATCGGCAGAACAAGGATTTGCTGACGCACAACATAATTTAGCGGTTATGTATTATTTAGGAGAAGGCACAGAGCTAGATAACCAAAAGGCGTTTTATTGGTATACAAAAGCCGCAGAGCAAGGATTTGCTGAAGCACAACATAATTTAGCGTATATGTATGATGAAGGAGATGGAATAGAACAAGATAAGCAAAAAGCGTTTTATTTGTATACAAAAGCCGCAGAGCAAGGATTGGCTAAGGCACAACATAATTTAGCGGTTATGTATTATAAAGAAAGAGGTACAGAGCAGGATAAACAAAAGGCGTTTTATTGGTATACAAAATCGGCAGAACAAGGATTTGCTGAGGCCCAAAACAATTTAGGAACTATGTATGGTGAAGGAGAAGGTATAGAACAAGATAAGCAAAAGGCGTTATATTGGTTTACAAAAGCGGCGGAACAAGGTGGTGCTGAAGCCCAATATAATTTAGCGGTTATGTATTATTTAGGAGAAGGCACAGAGCTAGATAACCAAAAGGCGTTATATTGGTTTACAAAAGCGGCAGAGCAAGATATTGCTATCGCCCAATATAATTTAGCGTTTATGTATTATGAAGGTGAAGGTACACTGAAGGATAAAATTAAAGCTGCATATTGGTATACAAAAGCGGCGGGCAAGGTAATGCTGAAGCACAATATCGTTTAGCGGTTATGCATGATAAAGGTGATGGTATAGAGCAAAATAGATCCTTAGCGAAAAAGTATTACCAACAAGCCTGCGATGGAGATTCTCAAGAGGCTTGTAGTAAATTAAAGCAACTAACAGAATAATTAAATTATTTCAAAAAAACACCTTAAATCACCATTTTTCACAGCAAGCACTCAACGAGTGCTTGTTCTGTTCTCTCCCCAGGATCTAAAAAGCGTTGATGTATTTTTAATTTGGCTCAAAATAGCCATTCTATTAATGATTTTTTGTGAAAAACTCGTTATAGTTTACTTGGATTTTTTATAAAAATCCTAATAATAATTTTGTATAAATTTTATAAATACATTGGTAGTTAATATCCCTAAAAATCAGTTAAAAAGTATAAGTAACTTTTTGTTGTTAATAAAAATATAATATAAGGAAGAATTATGAAAAAAGGATTATTAGTCATATTATCACTCTTATTTTCTTTTGCTGGGTATGCAAATCAATGCAGTAAATATTGGTATGAGAACAATTATGAAAAAGCCTTTACCTACTGTAAAGAAGATGCAGAGCAAGGTGATGCTCAAGGCCAATATCATTTAGCGTTTATGTATGATGAAGGTTTTGGTACAAAGCAGGATAAACAAAAGGCGTTTTATTTTTATACTAAATCAGCAAAACAAGATAATCCTTATGCCCAGTATAGTTTAGCGATTATGTATGATGAAGGAGATGGAATAGAACAAGATAAGCAAAAAGCAATATATTGGTATACAAAAGCGGCAGAGCAAGATTTGAGTGTCGCCCAATATGAATTAGCGGTTAAGTATGATAAAGGTGATGGCTTAGAACAAGATAAACAAAAAGCTGTATATTGGTATACAAAATTAGCGGAACAAGGTAATGTTGGGGTACAATATAGTTTAGCGGTTATGTATGATAAAGGTGATGGTATAGAGCAAGATAAACAAAAGGCGTTTTATTGGTATACAAAATCGGCAGAACAAGGTGGGCTTAGGGCGCAAAACAATTTAGCCGTTATGTATGATAATGGTGATGGCATAGAACAAGATAAGCAAAAGGCGTTATATTGGTTTACAAAAGCGGCGGAACAAGGTGATGCTGAAGCCCAATATAATTTAGCGGTTATGTATGATAAAGGTAATGGTATTGAGCAAAATAAATCTTTAGCGAAAAAGTATTACCAACTAGCTTGTGAATGGTCTCATAAAAATGCTTGTAGTAAATTAAAGCAACTAACAGAATAATTAAATTATTCCCAAAAACACCTTAAATCACCATTTTTCACAGCAAGCACTCAACGAGTGCTTGTTCTGTTCTCTCACCAAGATCAAAAATGCGTTGATGCGTTTTCAATTTGGATCCAAATAGCCATTCTATTAATGATTTTTTCTGAAAAACTCGTTATAGTTTTCTTAGATTTTTTATAAAAATCCTAATAATAATTCTGCATAAATTATTATAAATACATTGATAGTTAATATCCCTAAAAAACAGTTAAAAAGTATAAGTAAGTTTTTGTTGTTAATATAAATATAATATAAGGAAAATCATGAAAAAAGGATTTTTAGTCATCTTATCACTCTTATTTTCTTTTGCAGGGTATGCAAATCAATGCAATGAATATTGGCATAAGGAAAACTATGAAAAAGCCTTTACCTCCTGTAAAGAAGAAGCAGAGCAAGGTAATGCTGAAGCCCAATATTATTTAGCGTATATGTATTATAACGGTGAAGGTGTAGAAAAAGATGAACAAGAGGCTGTATATTGGTCTACAAAAGCGGCAGAGCAAGGTAACGCCGAAGCCCAATATTATTTAGTGTATATGTATTATAACGGTGAAGGTGAAGAAGTAGATGAACAAGAGGCTGCATATTGGTCTACAAAAGCGGCAGAGCAAGGTAATACTGATGCCCAATATTATTTAGCGTATATGTATTATAGCGGTGATGGCTTAGAACAAGATAAGCAAAAGGCGTTTTATTGGTATACAAAAGCAGCGGAGCAGGGTGATTACCTCGCGAAATACAATTTAGCCAATATGTATTATAAAGGTGATGGCATAGAGCAAGATAAGCAAAAGGCGTTTTATTGGTTTACAAAATCAGCTGAGCAAGATAATGCTGACGCCCAATATCATTTAGCGCTTATGTATAATGACGGCGATGGCGTAGAGCAAGATAAACAAAAAACGTTATATTGGTATACAAAAGCAGCCGAGCAAGGCGTCTACCGCGCGAGATACAATTTAGCCGATATGTATTTTAAAGGTGATGGCATAGAGCAAGATAAGCAAAAGGCGTTTTATTGGTATACAAAATCGGCAGAGCAAGGTAATGCTGACGCCCAATATAATTTAGCGCTTATGTATAGTGACGGCGATGGCGTAGAGCAAGATAAACAAAAGGCGTATTATTGGTATAAAAAAGCAGCGTATAAAGGTAACCTCATTGCACAAAACAATTTAGGACTTATGTATGATAAAGGTGATGGCATAGAGCAAAATAAAAAGCGGGCGGTATATTGGTATAAAGAATCGGCAGAAAAAGGTAATGCTGATGCTCAATATAATTTAGCGGTTAAATATGATTATGGTAATGGCGTTGAGCAAGATAAACCTTTAGCTAAAAAGTATTACCAACTAGCTTGTGAAGGGTATTCACAAGAGGCTTGTAATAGATTAAAGAAAATAAAAGAAAATCAATGCAATGAGTATTGGTATAAGGAGGATTTTGAAAATTTTGAAAAAGCTTTTACTCCCTGTAAAGTAGAAGCAGAGCAAGGTAATGCTGAGGCCCAATATTTTTTAGCATATATGTATGATGAAGGCGAAGGCATAGACCAAGATAAACAAAAAGCGTTTTATTGGTATAAAAAATCGGCGGAGCAAGGTAATGCCAATGCACAAAAAAATTTAGGGAACATGTATTATTTCGGTAATGGCACTGAGCAAGATGAGCAAAAAGCGTTATATTGGTATACAAAAATAGCAGAACAAGGTGATGCTGAAGCCAAATATAATTTAGCGGTCACTTATGATAGAGGTGAAGGCATAGAGCAAGATAAGCAAAAGGCGTTATATTGGTATACAAAAGCAGCAGAACAAGGTGATGTTAACGCCCAATATAATTTAGCCGTTATGTATGATAAAGGTAATGGTATTGAGCAAAATAGATCCTTAGCGAAAAAGTATTACCAACAAGCTTGTGAATGGTATCATAAAAATGCTTGTAGTAAATTAAAGCAACTAACAGAATAATTAAATTATTCCAAAAAACACCTTAAATCACTATTTTTCACAACAAGCACTCAACGAGTGCTTGTTCTGTTCTCTCCCCAAGAACAAAAATGCCTTGATGTATTTTTAATTTGGATCAAAAAAGCCATTCAATTAATGATTTTTTCTGAAAAACTCGTTATAGTTTCCTCGGATTTTTTTATAAAAATTCTATTAATAAATTTGTATAAATTTTCTAAATACATTGGTAGTTAATATCCCTAAACTAACATTTAAAAATGTATAAGTAAGTTTTCGTTGTTATATAAATATAGTATAAGGAAAATCATGAAAAAAGGATTATTAGTCATATTATCACTCTTATTTTCTTTTGCCGTGTATGCAAATCAATGCAGTGAATATTGGTATAAGGAAAATTATGAAAAAGCCTTTACCTCCTGTAAAGAAGAAGCAGAGCAAGGTAATGCTGAAGCCCAATATTTTTTAGCAAGTATGTATGATAAAGGTGATGGTGTTGAGCAAGATAAACAAAAGGCGTTTTATTGGTATACAAAAGCATCAGAACAAGGTAATACTAAAGCCCAATATAATTTAGCGGTTACGTTTGATGAAGGAGATGGCATAGAGAAAGATAAACAAAAAGCTGTATATTGGTATACAAAAGCGGCGGAGCAGGGTGATTCTGATGCCCAATATAATTTAGCTCTTATGTATGATCAAGGTGATGGTATAGAGCAAGATTACCAAAAGGCGTTTTATTGGTATACAAAGGCAGCAAAACAAGGTGATGCTAGCGCCCAAAATAATTTAGGCTTTATGTATGATAATGGTGAAGGCATAAAGCAAGATAAGCAAAAGGCGATTTATTGGTATACAAAAGCGGCGGAGCAGGGTGATGCTGATGGCCAAAATAATTTAGCTGTTATGTATGATGAAGGTGATGGTATAAAGCAAGATAAGCAAAAGGCGCTTTATTGGTATAAAAAATCGGCGAAGCAAGGTAACTCCATTGCACAAAACAATTTAGGAGATCTGTATTATAACGGTGATGGTATAGAACAAGATAACCAAAAGGCAGTATATTGGTATACAAAAGCAGCAAAACAAGGATTATCTGAAGCCCAATATAATTTAGCGATTATGTATGATGAAGGAGATGGCATAGAGAAAGATAAGCAAAAGGCAGTATATTGGTATACAAAAGCAGCAGAACAAGGATTATCTGAAGCCCAATACAATTTAGCGCTTTTGTATGATAAAGGTGATGGTGTTGAGCAAAATAGAACCTTAGCACAAAACTATTACCAACAAGCCTGCGATGGAGATTCTCAAGAGGCTTGTAGCAAATTAAAGCAACTAACAGAATAA